GTATAATGCCACCACTCTATTCAATAGGACAAGTTGTAGACGCTGAATTAGAAGGCAGGGTCAGAGATTATATTTGGCGTAAAACACCATCTCAAGCAACTACTATTGGTATATGGTTTGATTTATCAATGAGTCCGGGGATGCCCACACCTAAGTATTGGTTTGACGCAGCTCCTTTAATTGCAAAGGCTATTTATCAATCCACTGACGGAGGAATGTATCATGGCCCAAATGTAAGTCCTAGTTCCAAGTATTTGAGAAAGATAACTACACAAGCGCAAGCTACAAGTACTACTCAAGCTACTCCAATGACTGCTATTTTATTGGATTATCTTCTTTATTACCCTTCCGTTGATGACGGTACTTTAGATGAACAGGTAATGGATAACACTGTTACCTTACCACGATATACTGATGGAGAGGGTGTTCAAATGATGGCTGTAACAACAGGGGTAAGAACGGGGGGACAAACGTTTCAAGTGAAGTATACAAACTCAGATGGAGTGTCGGGGAGATTAAGTTCTATTTGCACACAAAGTGCCGCCCCGTTTATTGGAGCTATAACTAACAGCGATAGAGCTATACAAAACAGCGCTAATTGGATGATTCCTTTAGCTCGAGGTGATAAGGGAGTAAGGTTAGTTGAAAGTGTTACAATGATAAGCGGAACGGACGTAGGGCTATTCTCTATTATTTTAGTGAAACCATTGGCGCAAACTAGTTTTAGAGAAGGTGGTATTTCAACTGCGGGAACAATAGCCACTCCTTATGAGAAAGATTTTTTAGTACCGACAACAGATATTATACAAATACAAGACAATGCTTTTTTAAACTTTGTAGTATTGCCACAGGCAAGTTTAGCTACCACTGTTTTACGAGGCGACCTAAAAGTGATATGGACGAGTTAATAATTAAAATAAAATACAATGGCTGGATTTAGTTCAAATGACCAAATTATACAAGCGTTAAGCGCAGGACAAGCTTGGAACGCACCATTCGGTAAGAATATGCAACCTACTACGGTTTGTGTAGCGAATGAATGGCATATGTTAGCAAGAGGGGCGGGTAATCCGCCTTCGGATGCTTTGTTTGACACAGGGGCTAACTTAACGTTTATTCCTGTATCTGAGAATACAACAAGTGCAGGGTGTTTACAGCATGGTGGTGACGTTCAAGCGAGTGGGTTTAACAAGTATTTATTAAGTGGTCATGCTGTAACTGCGGCTGCTACGATGGCTCCCGGTACTCTAGCTATCTTAGATGTTATTGGATATTACAGAGTAACCACCGTAACAACAACAACGGAGCAAGCAACAACTAATACTATTTCTACACGTACAGCTACATTTACGGCTGATGCGGGTACTAATATAATGACTTATACTTCTACCACTTCTATTCCTAGTAATTTATTAACAGGGACAAGAGTAAGATGTACAACAACAACTACACTACCCGCACCTTTAGCAACGGCTACTGATTATTATTTAATTAGAATAGATAATAGCACTTATAAATTAGCTACTACTTATGCCAACGCTATTGCGGGAACTGAGATAGACTTAACTACAACAGGAACGGGAACGCATACATTAAATTGGCTGTTACCACGTTACACAAACGGGGCAGGTGTACAAGCTATTATATTTAATCCATCTGCTACTCCATTAGGGGCAGGAACTCCAAACATGAGTTTGAATTATACTAACTCAGCTCAAACAACTACAAGGGCTACTCCAACAGTACTTCCTATTGGTAAAACAGCTTGTCCTAACTCTCAGATTATTTATACAGGAGCAACAGGAACGGGTAAGTATAATTATATGATGCCTTTACAAGCGGGTGATGCTGGTATAGCTGAGATTAATGGTATTAGAAATTCTACTTCGTATGTATCGGGAAGTTATACAGTGGCTTTAGTGAAGGAATTAGGAAGGTTTCCTATAAGTACTTTAGGACTTGCAAGTGAGCGTAATTTCTTATTTGAATACCCTAGTTTGCCACGTATTTATGACGGCGCTGCTATTTACTTTGCTTGGGGTAGTGGTGCAGCCACTCCTGTTTCATCGGCAATTTCGGGCCAACTCAACTTCGTATGGGCTTGATTTACATTTACAAAATATACAATTCTTTTAACGGAAAAGTTTATGTCGGTAAGACAAAACAGTCTTTGAATAAAAGGATTTATAGTCATTTATTCTTATTAAAAAAAAATAAACACTATAATAAACATCTCCAATCCGCATGGAATAATGATGGAAAGTATTTTGAATTTTCTATAATAGAGACTTGTGATGACTGTAATTGGAAGGATAGAGAAATGTTTTGGATAAAAGAGTTTAAATCAAGAGATGGTGAGTTTGGCTATAACTTAACCCTTGGCGGAGACGGCGGATTAGGTAGAACCGTTTCGGATTATGAGAGAAGACTTACTATAGAGAGAAATAAAAATAGGATATGGACTGATGAAATGAGAAAAAAGACTGGGGAAAAGACTAGCGAGAGACAAAAAAATTATTGGACTGATGAGAAAAGAATTGCTCAGGGAGAGAGAACTAGAAAGTATTCAATTACTCATGGCAAAAGAGGTGGATGGAAATGTTCTGAAGATTTTAAAAGAAAAAGAAGGGAATACATGGCTACCTTTAAACATTCACAGGAATCAAAGGATAAGTTGAAAAAAGCAAAAGCTAGTATTTCAAAAAGTGTTATTTGTGTAGAAAATGGAATTGTGTTTTTATCTATAAGCGAAGCTGCCAAGAGCATCAATACTTCGACGGCTAACATCAGAAGTGTATTAAATAAGAAAATAAAAAAAATAAAGGGGTTTACTTTTAATTATAACAATAATGTTAATCTGTAACTACTCATACATCAATCAAATTTGCGGTCACGTTCATTCGGGGATTACAAATCCGTGTTGGGTAATAGCCCCTCATACGATGAGGGGCTATTACGGTAAGGCTCAGTATGAAGATATACAAGAGCAGATTAAACGTGACGGATTTCCAACGGGAACTAATCATCCTTATTCTATTATCATGGGTGACAAGGGTGCTTTATTAAGTGCCACTACTCAAATTAATGGAAGTGGAACTGTTACTGTAAATGTATCTAGTGGAATTAATCTACTTGCTGATTTAGATGGTAGTGGAACTATTAGTGCTGCTAATCTATCATTAGTGGTATCGTTAGCTGCGGGACTTACAGGAAGTGGCACAATCACAACTGCTAGTTTAGTGGGAGTAGTGTCGTTACAGGCTTCGTTGGCAGGTACAGGAAGTTTAGCTGCGGGGCTTAGTTTAATCTCTTTTATGAACGCAGTGATGGAGGGCTCAGGAACTCTTACTGCGGGACTTAGAGGAACTTTATCCATGTCTGCCGATATTTATGTTAATCAATCAACTGCTACTGTAAGAGAGCTTGTGGATGGTGTATGGAATGCTTTAACGGCTGAATACACAAATCCCGGAAGTACAGGAGAGGCTTTAGCTGCTGCGGGTAGTGCGGGTGACCCTTGGCTCACTCCATTACCGGGAAGTTATTTACCCGGCACTGCGGGAGCTATTATAGGTAATATGAGTTCAAGCGCCATTGCTGCTGCCGTGTGGGATGAATTAAAAGGAGGTCATGTAACTGCCGATACTTATGGAAAGATTATTCAAGACTTGGAAGTTTTGGTGGACGAATTACATAGAGTAAGGGGATTAAAATTAGGTGAACCTGCCACTCAAACATTATCGAGTTTAACGGTGGGCGATATAAACATTGCTGTTACTGGCAATCTCGAAGACACCACAATATTTACCCGTCAACCATGAGCAGAAGGTCATTAGCCATATTATCTGAAGGTAGGCTTAGTGATTCTCAAAGGAAATCTCTTACATTATTGTCGTTAGGGTGGTTAGCTGTGGCTATTGTCCCTGAGCCAACAAACGATGGTAGGGTTCGTAGAAGAACCTTCATGTATGCTATTAATAACAACTTCTTAGATAATTCTCCTTCTCCACGTATAAAGAAAAATAGGGATAAGATTAAAAAAGAAGATGAAGAAATTTTGGCTATAATTCGTACATTTATATCATGGGAAGTTTAAAGAAATGTTTAAGTAAGTTTAAGGGAGCGTTCACTTCAGAAGAGGTGGATGGTATGCTTGCGTCAAGTGAGAAGTATAAAGGGGAAGGCAAGGGGGAGTTGGAGGCTGACACTATGGCTATTGTAGATTTTCACGAGAAGCTACAAATGAAATTAAACGAATTACGCGATAAAGCTAAACTTCCAAAAGAGAAAGTAAGTAAGGTTACAGTAGAGAAAGAACCAACCCCCGAACCTGTGAAGAAAGCGGAACCTGTTAAAGAGAAACCTGTAGAGAAAGAGGTTGTTGTTACTAATAAAGAATATTTAGGAAGTCCGACAATTTCAGAAGTTGATGATGGGTACTTGTATCAATTTAAAACTAAAGATGGATTAATAGGTGGCGTAATGACTTCACCTACAACTTTTAGAATAGATGGTATTTCTGCCAATGAAGTTGGTAAAGGTAAAGGCTCAAAAATGTTTGAAGCTTTAATCGAACACTTGAAAACAAAAGGTGTTACAACTTTAACAACTGAATCCGCTGGTGAAGGTGCGGTTAAAATGCACGACAAGGCTGTTGATAAAGGATTATTAACAAAAGTAAAAGAGAGTGGCCGAGCTGCTACATTTACTATTAACGATTCTGCTAAATCTAAAAAAGAAGATACTAAAGAAGCTTCTAATAAAGAAAAAAGCACTGATTTAATCACTCCTGAAGGGTTCACTAATAGAACTTTTGACTCTAATATTCAACTAGGTAAAGCTCCTGCTGGTAGTCATATTTCAGAGAAAGGATATAATTACAGAGTGTTATCTAAAAATGAAATAGATGCAATTATAAATAGTGGCGGAGTATTTGCTAGAGAAGGAAAACAAAAAGGCGGGAACTCTAATACTAAATACTGGACTAAGGGTAATGGAAAAAATTGGTATGGAGATAAAGAAAATCAAGAAACCATAAGAGTAAAGGATAGTAATTTTAGTGAGAATAAAGTTGTAAGCGCTAACGATGTAGAGGTTTATAATAAAAAAACTGGCAAGTTTGAGTCTTTAAATAAATCAAAAGAAACAAAACCTGAGTCTAAAAAAGATGAAGAGTCTAAACCAAAAGAAGTAGTTAAGGATAAGTCTAAGAACGAGCCGAAGATAAAAGAAGCTAGAATGGATGTTATTCCTATTAGTAGAATAACAACCGACGAAGCTAGATTTCAAAACAGAAAGAAATTAAAAGAACATATTGTAAAAAATATTGCTGAAAACTTTGATTCTAATCAATTAACACCTTTAGATGTTTGGGAAGAAAACGGTAAAACATTAGTACTTGCAGGACATCATAGATTAGAGGGCGCTAAAAGAGCAGGGGTTAAATCTCTGCCCGTTAAATACTTTGAGGGAACAGAACAAGAAGCTATAGATTATGCTATTAAGGAGTCAAATTCTAATAGAACAATGGAAACTCCCATTGAGCGTGCGAACATTTATAGAAAAATGAGTGAGAAAGGAGTCTCTAAAAAAGAGATTGTTGCCGAAGCTAAAAAGAATGAAGGAAATAATGCTAATTTTATATTAAATGTAGCTGCGCTTAATCCTAACGGAATGGCTATTCAACAGTCTGAGCAATTAGAGGATGCTACTGACCAAGTGGCTAAGAAGGAGGTTGACAAGGCTTTAGATTGGATTGGAGAAGTAAGAAAAGATTATTCTGAATTAACAAACCAACATGAAGATGAGTTGTTTAAATTCTTAATGGACAAAGATGCTTCCAAAAGAATAACTACTAAATCAGAATTTCAATCTAAAATATCAAGTATTGTTAGTGCATTTGATTTTGATGCGGCAGTTCCGTTAAACATAGCAAGGTTTAAATATAAGTCTCAGGGTGAGATTGAATACGATAAAGAAGCCGCTGAATTTAAAGCTAAAATTGCGGCTGTTGAAAAAAATATAGCTGACACTAAAGACAGATTTACTAACCCTGCAAATAAAGGGTATATAAATCCTAATAGTGAAAGTTATCAAGAAACTAAAAAGATTGCGGATAAGAAAATAGAATTACTGAATGAGCAGTACAGAAAGCTTAATAAAGATTATTTAACCTTGCAACAAAATAAAGGTAAGTTTACACAAGCTGGTTCTGACCAAGGAGCTTTATTCCAAAAGAAAGCTGCCAAAACATCTGCCGATATTCAGAAAGTAGTGGATGTGATTAAAAAAGCACTCCCTAAATTCACTGTTAAATACGATGACAAATTAGATGCCGCAGGTAAGATTCAAGGGAATGTCATTACAATCAACCCTGACTACGCAGGTATTGACACTCCAATACATGAAGCAGGACACGCCTTAATTGACTTCTTAGGGTATAAGAATAGTGTTGTGCAATCTGCCATTAAACAGCTTAAAACAAGTCCTCTATGGACAGAAACTAAAGAGCGTTACCCTGAATTGAATGATGAGATGTTAGCTAAGGAAGTATTGGCAGAAGCTATCGGGCGTGAAGGAGCAGGGATATTTGATACTGAGGTAGAGAAGAGTAAGTTCATGCAGTTACTTGATAGAATCTTTGACAAGCTTAAAACATTGTTAGGGATAAACAAGAACGTGGCTAAGAGTTTAGCTAAACAAATTATCAGAGGAGAAACTAAAAACATTGAATCTGCATCCGCCGAAGTTCAACTTGCTAAAGCTAAAAGAGAGGTGTCTCCTGAAGAACAAGACATAACAGACTTATACAATCTTATTTCTAATGAGCCTGACCTTTCAAAATTCAAGTATGAAGATTTGGTAGATGCTTATAATTTCATTACTACATCACAAGAAGTTCCTAAAGGTAAAACAACTAAGATTAAGAACGAGATTCTTAAACGCATGGGAATGAATATCTTTCAGCGCGGAATTGACAAAGCTAAAACAGACCCTCAGTTCTCAGAAGAAAAGGCTATAAAGAAAGACATATCTTACTTAGATAGACACATTAAAGTGCTTACTCACTTCTCTGAGGCTTTCCCTGAAATGAAATTCTTAGCGGATAAGTTTCAAGAAGCTTTCTTTGAAAAGACTAAAGAAGCCCGTCAGATTAAAAACGTTAATGAGAAGCTTGCTATTGAAGTGATAAAGGATAGAAATAAGCGCATTGGCATCACCCAAAGGGCAGGTGAGTTTATTAAAGGATTGTTTGGTAATCAGAACTACAAATACTTTGATTATTTAGACAATGGGAAAGGTCAACTTTATACAGTAGAAGAAGGTAAGAAGAAGGGATTTTCAGCCCCGCAGTTGGAATATTTAAAATTTGTACGTGAAGAAATTGGTAAACGTCAAGGTCTTATAGGAGATGAGTCTTACAATACAGATATGGATGTTCTTAAAATGGATAAGAAATTCTATGAGAACTTCCTTACCGAAAATGCTATTGCAGCGACAAGTAGTTTACTTGGTAATACTCACAATATTAACAACGTCCGAATAGAATATACTGACCCTGACACGGGAAAGAAGCAAATTACTGAATACGAGAATATAGAGAAAGCTTTAATTAAATACGGCAATAAGGGCTCTAAAGAGAAGGTTAAAGCAATGTACTTGATTAGTAAATACAACCGCAGGGCTAGATTGCAATTAAAGGAAAATGTAAATGCGGATGAGAAGGGTCAAACTAATACACTGAATGTTATTCGTAAAGGTGATTATTCATTGGATGACAACGGGCAGTTGAGAAGTAAGTTTGATAAACCGCGTGACCCAAAACGCGCGTATTCTAAAGACTTTTATACTGCCATGCAGGAGTACATAGATGACACTCAACATATCAAGCACATCAGTCCGTTACTCCCTATAATCAATTCCATTGAGTATCTGAATAAGACGGGGGTATATGAATTTGATGAGCAAGGCAATAGAATAACCAAACACGCTCAGAAAGATAATGTAGCTGAGTGGTTAAAAGGGTGGATTGATTTACATATTATTAAGCGTCCGAATGAAACTGACCCTGCAATAGACAATACGTTAAAATTCTTTAGAACGCTTACGAGTTTAACTACAATGATGTTTAATGCTACGGCACAAGGAATGAACGTTGCTATCGGACTCTACAACAACTGGCGTAAAGAAAATAGTGCTACTGTTGCTAAAGGACTTGCTAGATTGTTTACGGGCTCTGTGCTTAATAAAAAAGCAAGAGCAATCATTCATAAATACGGTGCTGTTTCAACAGACATGGATTCTAATCCAATTCCAACCGCGGGTAATTTTTTCACTAAAATTGGTTTCTTAGGAACTAAATGGGGTGAGTATATTATTCAAGGGTCGGGCTTACTTGGTAAAATGAGTGACGAAGATTATAATAGTTTTGAGTTTAAAAAGAACTCTCATGGTATTGAAGAAATTGTTATTAAAGATTCGGTTAAAGATAAGAAGGCTTTAGAGAAGCGCATATTAGATGCTATTGATGAAGTGTCAGATGTTCAAGGTAAATACTCAGAAAAGGATAGAATGAACTTTGCCAACAACGAATTGGGTAAATCTGTCTTGCAATTTAAGCAGTGGGTCCCTATGTGGTTTAGGGCTAGATTTGGCGACAAAGGTTCTTGGACTACCATGTACAGGGGAGGGTTAAAAGAAATAAGAAACGATATTCGGGATAAAGGATTTATGAAAACCTTAGCTTCGGGTAAAGACACTCAGGCTGTAAAGGATTTTAAGAGTAATTTAAAGGGAGCTATGATGACGGGATTACTTATTTCCTTATCTCTGAGTGGTGATGATGATGATAAAAAGACAAAAGCTTCTGCGTTTTTCGATAGAGCTTTAAAAGACTTATTGTTCGTATTTGACCCTCAACAAGCTAGATTTACCATTAGCCGCCCTATCGCATCTATTGGTACAGTGGAGAAGTTCTTAGATGCTTTATCTCATTTAATGGATGTAGAGGCAGATGATTATTTTGAGAAGTTGGGTAAAGACGTTCAGAAATTAACTCCCGGAGCTAAAAAGATATCTGAGGCTGTTGATTTCTTAGAAGAAGAAAACTAATTAAAATTATTATATTTAAAGCATGAAAAAACCAGTTAAATTATCCGCAGAGATTGTAAAGCCTTTACTTGAAAGACTTGATGATGAATATACAGCATTTGCTTTTTATAGAGATGCTTCTAATTATCTTAGAGGGATAGGATTCTTTACAGCTGCCGATTACTTTGCTAAAGAATCAGCCGACGAACTCACCCACGCTAAAATCATTGAGAACTATATTGTAGATTGGAATGTTCACCCAAAGCTCCCGTCCGTGGACGCTCAAAACAATGGTTTTAAAGGATTAATTGATGTAATTGAGAAAGCATATTCCATCGAATTTTCCCTCTACGAAATGTATGAAGAAACTACAATGGACATCTTTAAGAAAGGTGATACGTGTACATTCTTCTTTTTGGCTCAGTTTAATGAATTTCAACGTAAAGCGGTGGCTGAGTACTCAGATATGTTAAATCTGCTTGACGGTGTGGAGGATGAGAAATGTGACTTGTTATTACTTGAGGAGAAAATCTTTGGAGAATAATTTGAATAATACTTATATTTACTAAAACTTAAACAAATGGCTGTCAGTTCACCAAACCTTACAATATCTCTTACTAAAAACTCTACCTGTACTTCTATTATCTTAGAAGATGTCACAGGTGAATATGGAGTTGATGGAAACACTGATGGGTACAATGTATCGGGTGGTCCAACGCACGATGATGTTACTGACCTTACAATAGTAGTGACATATAATTCATTACCTACAACCATAACTTATGCCTTTACTGTTTTAAACCATGTAATTACAGCCGCCACATTGCAAATAGCTTCGGGGACTCCTGCTGATATTTTAGCGGAGCTTCCTGCGGGTAATTTGTCATTCCCTTTTGAATCGAATAATCCATTTGATTTGTTTGCTGATTATGGAGTGGCTATACCTGAATTTACAGATGATATTTACACTGTATCTTATCAGATTGAAGGAGAGATTACTGGACCTGAAGCATTTGATTTCTCAACAGAAGAATCATTGGCTGTTTTATGTGCTTCTCAGTTATGTGTGAATCAGAAGTTTGCAGAACTAGATTGGAGCTGTGAATGTGCTTCTAAAAAAAGCCAACAGGCGCTATTAGGACAGGCTTACATTAACCAAATTGGAGCTTCAGTAGCTTTAGGTGATTTAAGTGTTGGACTAAGTGCTTTGCAGCAATTAAACAGACTATGTGAAACATCAGTGGGGGGCTGCGGTTGCTAATGATTGTAGCTGACGAAATATTAATATCCCTATACAACGCTTCAAATTTCTCTCAGACTTTGCTTACTAACATAGTAGCTAAAAGAGGACAAGGAGAAGATGTGTGTGAGCTTGAATGGAAGTACATCCTTTTAGGACAATGGATAAGAGTGCTGCAAGACTTTTACGATAATAACTTTGACGCTGAGGGAGGAACAATTACCCCCGATTACGAGACAATAACATTGGCCGAGGCTCAGAATATAATGGCTAATTTAAAGATTGCTCAAGGCGGCAATAGATACCCTATTACAAGTATTTTTCAATTAGGTATTTGGATGGATGAATTAAATTTTTTGTGGGATGATAATCAAACTTTTTATGACGAACCTCCTTTAGTATAAACAACATTAAAAATTAAATACAATGTCAGTAAGCACAATAGCAAATAGAACCTTATTAGGAATAATCAGAACCACATTAAACTCATGGGCGGCTGCGATTAACACTCTTATCACGGATGTAAATCTCACTGAAGCTAATATAGCCACTCTGCAAGGAAAGATGACAAATGCTCAGGCTGATATACTGTTAAGACAGTTAAAAGACTCTAAGAGTACGTTAAATGATGGATTTAGAGCTACTGCCATATCTATCACTGTTCTTAATACAGATATTAATAACATCATTCAAATAACCAATACAGCGCCAACAAATGTGACGTTAGTAGCTCCAAGTACTCTTGTCAATGCTGCCAATGACGGAAGTAAGGTATTGATTTATAACAAGAGTACTAGCACTGATATTGTAACTTTAGTTCCAAGTGGATGTGCATTGATTGGTAATACTGCGGTGTCTCAAGGTCAAACTGTATGGATAGTAAGAACGGGCGCTACTGAATGGACTAGATTATTATTCGCATAAAGATAGGGAAGGAGAATAGTATAAACGAAAAAGCCACCCGATTATGAGTGGCTTTTTTCTTGCCTTGGTTTTTGTTTTTGAGATTTATTTCGTTTTCATTACACGAATCTTTCCTTTCGTTTTGTCTAGTCGCTTATCTTTCTCATTAGCGTCTTGTTTTGACTCATGGATGATTTGTTGTTTTTGTTCTTGGAACTTACCTTCTCTTCTGATAGCCGCCGATGACTTAGCTCCATTATGTACTGTTGTTTCATTAGAAGGGACAATGTAATAAACATCGTTCTCATGCATCTTAAAGTACGTTTCTCCTTTATGGAAGAAATAAGAATCTACAAAGTGATTGAATTGGCACATAAGTCCCACCTTAACCATCTTTGAGCATTCAGGACCAACGGCGAAGATTATCCCTGTCTTATCGGGGTTTCTGTTCTCTTCTGCTGTTTCAGGTATTAGAATACCTCCTGCTGTTGTAGCGGGCAGAACTGGGTTGAATAGTCTAGCCTTTTGAACTAACACTCCTTTATGAAGGGGGATTGGTAAGTCATCAACAGGCTTGTAGTTTTCGTGAATCGGCATATTTGCTATTCTTTCTGCTGCGATTTCGGCAGATGTTTTTTCTTTGTTTTCCATATTTGTTTTTAGTTGTTTAAAGTCCTTTAACTATTGTTACTTGAAAGCATAGAAAATAATACTCTTTCCAATTATGCGTTTGTATAAATCTGTCTTCTTTGAATGGAATAAAATTCCAAGAAAGGGGGTTAATTCTAAATCTAAATTCTTTTGTTTTCATGTTATTTGTTTTTATAGTTGATAATAAGTGAAGTCTTGGATAATGAATGGGTCAACCGCCATCTCAGAAATTAAACTTTCTTTTCTGATAGCATTGTTCATTATCACTTTCATTTTTCTGTCTGTGAAATACTTTAGTACGTTCTTGTCGGTAATCTTTCTTACAAGGTAGTTGTTGTAGTAAATCTCTATTGTGTCTTCTAACCAAAGTAATTTAAGATTAAGTGATTTAGATTTGTCAATTAGATTGCCGTGACGCATCGCCCCTAATTGTAGATGTGATGGTGTTTTAGAGTAGAATAGATTAGTGTTTAATCTTCTGCCGTATTTCATCTTATCGTCGGAATAAGCTTCTAATACATCTATTTCGGGAGGCCAAGTGAGAGAATCTGTAAGCCATATTGCAGGCCAAAGCTGTTTCCCTGTTGGTAGAATAACATTCCATTCAAATAGTCCGTAACCATAATCATCTTTACTCATTACATATCCAACTCCCACTCCGATGAGAATGTCATTATCTTTGTGCATATTGTTTGTAATGGATAGTTCAAGTCCAAATTTAGTACATTCAACTGCCGAATAGTCGTACCACTGAATAAGATTTTTAGGGTGGTAGTTTCCCCAATCAGGCTTGAGGGTAAATGTGTTTTTAAGAGTGGCTTTATCAATGAAGGGGAAGTCGCAAGTAAACACATTTGAAAACTGCTCAATTCTACCTTTAATAATATGAATACTAGGCTTAATGCCAAATAGTCTCATTGATGTATTCTTTACTGATAGATAGTGGTTGAATAGAAAGTCTTTCATTCTTGTGATATTTTTAGATTATTTTATTTCCTTACAAATCTGTAAGATTTTTATATTCTTGTTTTAATTGTTCTTCAAGTTCAAATAATTCCTGCCATTCGGGTTTATCAATTATCTCGCTGCGTGGTCGCATATCTAGAGAAAAATGACACCCTTGGAATCCATCTGCATCCGCCACAAATCTGTGGCATAAGAGCCTTATATTATTTGGATTATTTCTGTAAAGCGGGTATTTCTTCTTGCTCAAAATATGTGCGAAATTATGTACAGTAACGGTGGCTATTCTAGTCTTACATACAAAGCATACAGTTTCAGTATCGGGTAGGTTATCTAGCACTGCATGAAATGTATCTTTTTCTCCCGTAGCTTCTCTAATGTATTTGTACCCTCCTGTTTTCTTCCCTGCGGCTTTCTTCTTAGCTTCTTTGTTCTTGTGATTGCAAATCTGACAAACACCCTTAGCTATTACGATAAGTTGTTCATCTTTATGACATTGGACACAGAGCCCATAGTGTGGTTTGAAAGCCATTTTATTTAATTTGTAAAGTTATTACAACGCCCGGATTATTTTTATCATAATCATAAGGCTTAAATACAGGGATAATGTAGTCTGCTGAATCATCGGGAATCCAACCCTTTTTTGTCACTAATCCTGTGTTTCTACTCACTTCATCTTTCATTATATCTTCACAAGTTTGGGCTGCGTTACAATAATCAAAGCTATGTCTTGAACCTCTTATGAAGTGGAACTCAACATATAGTGGGTAACCTAGTTTATAGTGTTCAACAGCTGCCCGAAATTCCCTTCCAAATACATCGTATTGCATCGCTGTGGCTTTAACATAAGCTGCGTGTAGTTTACTAGGAATACTCACTTGCTTACTATTACGGACAAAGTTTTGGCGGCTGTTCTTCTTTGAAGGAACATTATATCCTTTAATAAACCAACTTGTCGTAGGCGTTGCTGTGAAGTCGGGTGACTTTTTGATTATCTCTTTGGCTATGAGATTTTCAATCTTATCAATTTTAGCTGAAGCAAGGGATGTTCTAGATACTCTGTAAGTACCATCGGGCTGTAAAGAATATCCTTTGTCCAAAAGATTCTGTTCTGTAAACGCTGCTTTCTTAGCCATTCTTTCCAAATAATATGTTAATGCGTTTTATCGCTTGAAGCTCATCAAATTTATCAATCTCATAAGATAATTTACCTCCCTTAATTACAGGAGAGCCGAAATTGACGTTGTATTTAATACCAAGCCTCTCCATTATCCAAATCAAATCATCGTCGTTTAGAGAGCCTTTACGCTTATTTTTCCAACGGCTGAATCTACTTCTATTGATAGGGTGCTTTCTCTCCTCAGCATCTCTGAGTAATTGAGCATCCTTCCAATCAAGTTCTGTGAGTCTTTTCAGAATCGCCTCCCTTAGATAATCATTGTCGGATAGGTTCATGCGTAGAAGTATTCTTGTCTTACAGGATAGAAAATTTGATGTCCTTGTTCGTCTTTTTTGTAAGCGAATCGTGAGTGACCTTTAATGTAAGCATTCAATTCGTTTTTCTCATAACAATTATCAGGAAATAAGTTTCCTAAAAATCTACGTGTTAATTGTTGTTGATTTGGAGCTTCTCCAATAACAAGCGGCGATGTGTTATTTACTTTCATGGTTATTTGTTTTTGTATTTATTGATATTGATTGCAATTTGATTAAGAGCATTTTCAGCCATTTCTTCTGAAATAGGTTCGGCGGTTAGTCCATGCCCCCATTCTTCTTTACCATCCATTATCACTATCTTGTTAAATAGAAACATAGAGGGTGTCTTTACAACGGGCTCGTCATAAACATTAAGGATGATTTCTAGGTCTTTATCCACTCCATCCACCATTCCTTGCACTTTTCTTGTGTACACTCTTACAGGTACTTTTGGTTCTTCGTTAGGGTTCATAATTGTATGTTATAGTATTTATTGTAATATTGTGAAGGGTCAAGCACTTCTATTCCTAATTCAGCACATTCGACTAGCACTCGCTCCACAAACAGCGCAAATTCCTTTTCTGATAGTTCTGTGAGGCTTCTGACTTTCTTAATCTCATATCGCTCATTTTTAATCTGTACTTGCACTACATAACTTAAAAACTTAGGGGCGAAGTAATTTGTGTGAATATCGTCCTTTGTATCAAAATGTGAAAATATCTCAGATGAATGGCACGTTGGTAGGATGCCGCCACGATAAAATCCATTTTGGTTCACTGTTGGCTTCTTGTGCTGTTCTTTAATGATTTCGACAAAACGTTTCCCTTCCAACTCTTGTAGCTGTTGGCGGTAAAGGTCAGGGTTGTCGTAATACTTCACGCCTCCCCTGACTTCTCCTGAATGTTTTACCTCTATTCTCATTTAGAACGGCGGTGCATCGTTTGTCTCAAATGGATTCCCTTTAATTGGTTCTCCTCCGAATGATGCCTGTTGTTGTGCAGGAATTGATACATTGGTGGGAAATTGATTAACGGGCGGTGTAAATGTAGGGGCTGCCGTGGCTGTTGGCGCTCCAAATGTATTCATCGCTTGTTGTTGGTAAGCTGATTGATTAGCAAATCCTGTATTAGTAGGAAGCGGCTCAGGTGATTTAAACTGAGTTTCAGTATCGGCAGGTGGTGGACCAAATTTAGCCACAATACCCGACCATTCTAAGCTGCTCATAATCTTCTTTTGAATCCACTTAGGCAACACTGCAAATTGAGCGTGTGAGTAGTGGTCAAGGTTAAAGAATACTTTAGGATTACTGATTGGATTAACAGGTGTTCCTGCGGGCAATCTCATTACGCCTAATCCGTTCATTGCTACGTTGGCGTAGGTAATGTCGGGACGTTGCTTATCTTGCTTGTATTCCACGTTAATAAGGCATGGTTGTCCTAAGAACTGAGGTAGCTCAGTAGCTAAGTCCTTGCATGGCACACCGCGCCACGCGGAAAGTAATTTTGGTAATTTTGCCTTATCACCCATTGAGGTTGAATACTCTTGGAAGATTCCGTAAGGCTTAGGTTGTTCTCCTTCATTAAACACTACTTTTGGTAAGTTTGGAAACTCCCAACTGATGTGTAATAGTGGTGTAGCTTTAGGTTCTTGCCCTTGAAACGATTTCATGTGAGTGCCTAAATCAATAATTGAATAGCACAGTGCCACTTGTGGACCTTGTGGCGGTAGGGGTTTTTGCTTCTTCTCGAAGGATGTTCCTGATAGACTCATGTTTTCTGACTGGTTTTTGACGGTTTATATATTTATTTGATTGTGTTACTTAGCAAATGTACTACTTTTTTATACAACTGTATCAAAAAAGTAAACTTTCTATTGTTAAATTCTTTTGTCTTTGTGCTTCTCTTTTTCTTTTTCTATCCTTGGTCATTGTTTTCTTGCGGTGTTTTGGCTTTTTATTGCCTCTACTGCGGATAACTCCGATGTGGGGAATCTTTAGTTTAAAGATGTGGGATTGGCGAGTGCGGTTATTTTTAGACTTCCATACTGTCTGAATGATAGTTCTAATCTCATCCTTAGTTAAGGTGGGGTATAGAATTAATAACTCATGGGGTATGTTAAGTCTTGGCATTAAGCTGATATTGATATTTCTTTGTAGAATTTGATACCATTGATTACTTCACCATCCTTAATCGTTTCCTTATTGGCAGATAGATATTCCTTAACTGCTTTCTCATCCACTGCAATCCAATCAGAGATAAGTTTAGACTTGTCCACTAATTCTGTTTTCCAAATGTGTCTAACACCTCTTGTTTTGTCAGCCTCAGCCGCCGCTTGAATTTTCTCTTGCTCTAGTTTCAATCTTTCTTCCTCTGCCTTACGAGCTTTCTCGGCTTCTAAAGCATCCATCTGAGCTTTTAATTGAGATTCTTTAGCATCCAATTCCACTTTCTGACGGGTAATCTCTTCCTTGGCTTGAATGATAGCTTTTTCTTCCTCAGACATACTTGCAGCACCCTCTAGTTGAGTCTTTTTAGCTTTGATTAGTCCGATGTAATTATCTTTTAGATTATAAGCTTCATCGGCAAATTCGGCAAATTCTTCTCTCTTTTTGTAGCCACTCTCGATGTTTGTGATAGCTGCATCACATTTAGCTACATCTGTGCAATGGTTGTACATAGATTGTAACACTGTGCGGGCTTTCTCAATATTTGAGCGAATAGCTGCAATACGATTAGCTTCAGCATCGGCTTTTTCTTGGGCTTCTTTAGCTTGTGCTTCGAGGGCTGCTTGAGCTGCTTTGGCTTCTTCTTGTTTCTTCAGCTCCCAATTTTTCACTTCTAATTTAAGGTGTTCTATGGCTTTCTCTGCTGCTTCTACAAGCATATTGGCGGTTGCATCAATCTGTTTACCTGCTTGGAAGTAAGGGTCTTTGAGTTCCTTACGTTTAGCATCAATGGTTTTAACGAGTTGATTGATTTTGGATAGATTCTGTTGACAAACAGCCAATGTAGAGTCGTCCATTACTTTAATTTGTAGGCAGTTATTAGCTTGTGTATCTATTTCTGCTTTGAGTGATTCAAGAACTTCAAGTCCTTTAATGTTAATCACTGCTACTTCTGTGGTTGTTGCTTTCTTAGCCATAATTATACGCGTTTGTAAGAGTGAGTTTTAACGTGTTGGTGGATGTAAGAGCCAACTGACTCTGCTGATTGCGCTCCTTCCCAAATTTCGGGTTCGATGTTATAGTAGTGGTATTTAGCCCCTGTTTTGTAGACTACTAAAAAGATTTTTTCTTTTTCATCATATCCGATTTCTGAAACCTGAGATGAATTTTCAACTAACTTTGTTTTCATTTTATTTATTTTTTGTAATGTTTGCTAATGATTGTAACACTGAATCTAACCTGCATTTTTCTCTTTCAAAATTCGCTTTGATGAGACTGAACGAATGTTTTAACCCGTTGTGTTCAGCTTCTAGTAAAGCGTATTTCTTATCCGCCTGAATTAGCTCCTGTTCTAATTGATGAGTTGATTTTTTCATTTTATATTGGTTTAAATAATTTGTGTTTTGGACAGGATTCGAACCTGTAAGAAGGACTTATTTTCTTTTGCCTCTACCCGCTACGGGTTAGCGTTTCGCCAATTTCGCCACCAAAACATATTTATAAAGAACGTGTAAAATGAGGGATTCACTGAATTGAACAGCGTTTAAGCCAAACCGCCCTTGTAATAACCACAAATCTCATTATTGATTGCAATTAAACGGTATCTCTTCCCTCATTTTAGTATTTTAACGTAACTCAAAGATAAAAGGTTGCAAAATAATTAAAGTATTTTAAAAACTTGGTTCTGTATCGGTCTTAATGTCACTGTCGGGTAATATGTAATCCTCAAATAAATTGTATTTACCTTGGAACTTAGCGTAAACGGGTCCGGGGTTTACATACCTTCCCTTCGCTATATTTATCTCGCAAAGTTCTCTAAAGTCAGTTCCATTAGATTGCAGTATTCCATAATATTCGGGACGATAGAGCATTAGAATTGTAACGGCATTACTCTCAATGGCAGACGAACCTTTTAGGTCGCTCATCTTCGGGCGCAGGGCTTTTAATCTATCTTCATCTGTTTTTACATTAAATGTATCGTTTCCTCTTCTGCTTGCTTCCCTGCTAAACTGAGCTAATTTAACGAGCGCTATGTTTTCATTCTTACATATTCTCATAAGCTCTGTACATATCTGCTCAATTTTCTCTTCCTTACTCATTCTCGACTCTCCTGCGCTGTTTTTCATCAGCCCTAAGTAATCTAATACAACGAGCATGGTAACATTTGCGGGAATCTTATGTTTCTTTCTGTGAGCTTTAACCTTGCTCTCGAAGTATTCCCAAGTTATACCGCCTGTTTCATCAATTACGAAGGACTCGTTTAGCTTATTCTTTATTTCTTTTATTGTCTTAATCTCATTGTCGTCAACTTGCCCTGTTCTGAGGGCTTTTGAGTTGATGCGTTGTATGTTGGCAATTATGTTTGTTAGCACTTCTATTGCGGTCATCTCCATTGAGAAGAATAGAAGCGGAATACCACTCTTAAATACGTTCTCCACGATAATATTAATTACAAGGCTAGACTTTCCTCCTCCTTTATCAGCCGCCACTACGTTAATACCTTGCACTATGCCAAGAGTTTTATAGTCAAGTGATGGAATGCCCCAACTGAATCCCGCCCTCTCTATAACCTTTGTTTTAAGGTCTATTATCCTTTGTATCGTTTCATCAAACTGCTTGTATATCCCTTTCTCTCTGCTTACATTATTGACTACCATATCAATATTGAGAATAGCGTCTTTAAGTGTAAGCATGGCGCTCATTGGGTCGTTAGACTTTAACTGAGCTTGCATTATGGGGTATAAATATCTGCCGATGGATTGATTAAACAGGTCAATAACATATTCCTTAACCATGATTGATGGTAGGTGAGATGGATATTCTAACAGGGCAACTTGAGAGCAATCTACTTGGGAGAATCCTTTTTTTATCAGAGCGTTCCACAGCAAAACGCTGTCCGACTGTATGTTTTTGTCGTGGTATTCTTTAACAATGTCATATACAGACTTTGTGATAGGCGTGGTAAATATATTTGCTTTGACAAGGTGTTCTACGTCATTAAACAGTTCGGGGGCTGTCATGTAAGCTCCTAGTAATTTGTATTCGATGTCAATTAGATTGGTGTTCATATTAGAATAAAAACTCTCCTTCTCTTTTTAGTGGTTGTGGTGCTTGTGGTTGGCATATTTTATTTTCGGGTTTCATCCAGTTGGTATAGAGTTTTTGTTTCCAATTCTTAACAGGTTTGCCGTTGGCATCGTGCCAATTACCTTTGTCGTAGTGGTTAAATGCTCTGATTGCGGTTTCTTCAGTGTAACCTTCATCGGCAAAATATCCTTTCACTTGGTCGAGTGTTGGGGGTGTAAAGACTTTCTTCACTACTTTCTTTGTAGGGATTAGCTTATGCTTTCCTTCAACAATTACGTATTGAAAGATTGTCTCCCCCACTTGGAAGTATTCGTTTTCTTTAATTGTTTTCATTGGCTGTGTTACTATTAAAAAGGTAGAAAATCTACAATAATTTTTTCCTCTAATTTAGAGTTTTTATTTATGGTTAAATCTGAAAATCTTTTAGACGTTCCTGGTATTCTATAATGAGGTCTGTTCATGTGAAATTCTTTCTTTAGTTTAACAGGATTTCCTTTTATAATTATATAAACATCCTTATCTTCTGTTATGCCAATTTGTAGTTTTTCTGACCACCATTTTGACTTAATTTCTGCTCTCATGTCTTTGTAAATTATATTATTGATTTACAGTCTATTGGCTTGCTTTTGTTTAACTTCTTACTAACGACTAAATTATGCCTTGTAAAATTAAATATTGATTATCAATAAATTAAATTACAAAAAATTACGCATATCGAGTAGTTATAAGTCAGTTTGCTCGTATATCGGTTTACCACATTGACTACATTTATTCTCATCCTTTTCCCATTCATAAAAAGTGTGTGGTTCACAATCGCAAACCGAACTTATAACAGCAGCTAAAACTCCATTATTTTTAAATTTGAGTTTAGGTGCATATTCACGTTCATCTGTAAAATTAATTCCTGCCATATTATTTAGTTTTTAGTGTTTAAAAATAACGAGAGTTTAGCCGCAAACCGTTATAGGTAATATTTGCCGACCCGCCAGTAAAAACGAGAAGTACATCTGTTACCATTATATTCTTCAATCAAAGCCGTTCTAAATCCTTTCAATTTAATTATCCGCTTTATTCTTGGTTTGCCATTATGTGCTTTTATCCTAAAGTGATTCCAGTTTATAATTCTGAAACCCCACCTAAAAATACTACCTATAACAGCACCTACCAAAAAGGCGGGTCTTTCGGCTTCGTTAGAAGCATTTGTGGTTAAATTATTGTTCATCTTTCTAAGTTTATTTTGTTGTTAAAATCCCGCCCTTCTGGTAGCTGCAAAACGTTATCTACCACTTTATACGCATTATTCTTCGTAAGGTTTCGGAGTGAGTAGAGAAAGTTTGTTTCCTTGTTCATCCTTAATGTCTAATGTCATTCCTGTTTCATTCTTTACTCTGAGTAAATATTCAGCCGCCAAAGATGATTTGTAATAATCATGCAATCTCTTTGTTAACGCTTCCTTCTCCCAAATGGCTATAATTCTCTTCTCATTCAAATTAAATTTAGCCACTGATTTCTTCCACAGCTCCCCTTTCCTCTCATCACTTATCCCGAAGTCATGCTCCTCTTTCACTAAAAAATCATACAGTGTGGGGTAAGTGCCATAGCTTCCGTCTGTGTCGTAGAGGTTTTTAAGCTCTGCTAAAATCATTTGAGAATGTAAGTCGAATCTCACGCCTTACCTTCCATTTTACCCATCATCTCCAAAATAGCTTTCTGTTCTTTCTCGGTGAGAGGGGCGGGTTCTTGTTGTTTCTTGTTATCAGCCACAAAAGCATGGTATTCATCAATAACAGACATTAAATAGCTACACATGAGTTGTAATCCAAATTTAGCTGCCCGTACCTTGGTAAGTCTCCCTTTAAAGAATGTCTTGCTTTTGGTTGAAAGAGATTGGTCTTTGAGAGTTTCTTCAAAGTGTTGCTCTGAGTATTCCATAAGCTGCTGACCGATAGCCATTACTGCTAAGTCGTTCTCTGAGCTTTGGGTGTATTCTAAATGCCACCCTGTTTTCTCATCCACGGTAATCTTGTACTTAATTGTTCCTTCAATTTCTCTCATTTCTTTGGTTTTTTAGTTTTCTTGTGAACTCCTATGGTTTTAACGTCAACTGCCCTGAATACGTCCTTTTCGGTGGTAAATTCAACAGGCGTTGGGGTTACTAACTCCCATTTACCTGTTTCCCTGTTTAGCTTTTTGTAAGGCGGTCTAAGATATTCTCCCATTTTTATTGTTTTTACGGGCGGTTAATATTCCTTTTCTGATATACAAAAATAGTACAAATATTGAACCTATCACTAATAATGAAACAATAAGATTTAAAGCTCCCATCATTAAGTAGGCGCAGTAAATAAACACGGCTGATAGAATGAATATACCAAGAAAGTAAATGACGTTGCGTGGCATTTTTTCAAGTTCATCCATGTATTCGGGGTCTTCGCGGGATGGTAAGTCAGATTTTCTCATAGGTATAGGTGTTTAATTTTGTTATCATCAATATAAGTAACGTGCCATTCATAACCTTTTTTTCTTCCTGCGGTAAATTCAACTTCACAACTTACAACTGTTCCATGGCAATCGTCTTCTTCTATTCTATCGCCCGTATTGTATTTCCTAGGATTACTTAGTACAAATTGTAGTATGGAAACTTCGGTGAGTAAGCATCTTGTTTTTGACTCAAGGTCCTCTATTTTATTTTGCTGCTTATTTAATATGAATCCTAAGATTACTGCTAATACTGCTAATGTTAATGTTTCTATCATAGTGGTTTATTTAAGGCGTTAAGGAGGGCTATTTGTTTGTCTTTCTCTTCTATTTCAGCGCGCAAGTTGTCCACGATGTTGTTTAGACTCATGTTGTCTGCTGATAGGTTAACTGCGGTTATTCTCGCGTCCCCTAATTCTTGGTTTCTTCTCAAGATAAGGGATTCTAATTGCTCAATGATTTCGTCTTTTGATGGCATAGGCTATTTGTTTATGTATTCAAATTCAATTGTTTGATGCTTAGCGTTACCATTAAAATGCTTGTCTATTCTTCTTAAAGAATGGTCTCTGTTATCTTGTGCAACAGGCGATGGGTGGATGTCTCCGTCGATTCCTAAATATCGCCATCCCCAAAAGGTTTTAAACTGAGCAAAGTGTTCTTTTCTTCCGTTGGCGTAGGTTATTACTTTAATTCTATATTTCATGGTTAGTTGGTTTTTATAGTTTAACGATAGGGATGGGGTAAAGGTTGCAAAAAGATTTGTTAAAAGCAAAAAGCCGCAGATTCACCGCAGCTTTGTTACTTTTTAAACCAATTTATGAAAACAACCACTTTAGCTTTCCAACCACGGAGCTTTTGGTTATACAAATGTATCTATTAATAAAGTAAACTCCAAAACAATTAAGAGAATAAATAAGAATAGTGGATTTTGAATTGATTTATCACTAAATTAGCCCCGATGATAATAGACGATAATTTATTTCAGAGGGTATCAATTATTTGATTTGCCTATATAATGAATTTAAAATGGTTTTTAAGGTGTTTTAGCGCAACCTTTCGGCTTGAATGTTAGTATAAACAACAGAATCAATTTTAAAAACCAATAAAATGAATCCAATAAACGCAATTAACATAGCCTACATGGAGTCGTGGTGGCTATCAGCACACGGAGATACAAAAGGAGGGACGTTCAACTTAGAACTATACCTTGATTATTTAAGAATTAAAAACAATAAATAAGATGAAAATAGAGATAAACAACGGTAGTAAAAAGACAATTTTAAACATTTTAAAAGAAGATGATTCGGATAAGTTTGTAAAAGCTTTGTTTGATTGCCTTAATGACCACGCTTCTTCTTCTACAATAGACTACACCGATAGTAAGTGCCGAATTATATTTACGTCACTGTATCTTAAAAATTCACTAATAATCATTAACGACAAGTAACATGACAAATAGCGAGATTAAATTAGTAGTGAAAGCATTGTGCCACGCTTTAGGAGATAAGGATAGACATTATAAAGTGACGGTGGATGATAATCAGATAATGATTGAATACATAGCCGCCGAGGTGGTGGATAGTGACCCCGACCCTCAAACAGCTAAAGACACAGAATATGAATGGGGGCATGAGAATATCCCTTTAGGCTTAGATTTATTCGCCTTATCGGACGCTGTGAGATTGGCGGTTGAAGAAATAGAAAGTGTAGGAATAGAATATAAACGTATGTAATTATGGAAGAGAAAAGACTTGTATTTATGGGACACGATGTGGATAAGGTGGAGGATAAAGATATTCGGCGGCTGTTTAAAATAGCTGTAAAGATGCTATATCAGCACATTGAAAGAGAAGATAATCTTCGTAATGAAAGGAATGGAGTGTTATTAAAACAGATAGAAATCGAGTATAAACGTATGTAATTATGAGAGAAATAAAATTTAGAGTGTGGCACGCTGATTATAAGAAAATGGAGCTGCCTGAAAAGCAATTAAGTCAGGATATAGACTATTGGGATGGCGTTAAAGGCTCTGTTCTTGGTATTATCAATCAATACTTGAAAGACTCTGATAAGGTTTTTATGGAGTATATAGGGCGAAATGACAAGAACGGCAAGGATATTTATGAGGGGGATATTTTAATATGCCAAGCCTTATTTAGTTCAAAATCATTCAAGAAAAAAGAACATCGGGCGGTTGTCACTTATCAATTAGGCTCATTTATACCAAAATCAATAGGCGAAACTTATGTTTTAAACTTTGATAATTGTGAAGTAATAGGTAATATTTACGAAAATCCTTCGGCGGCTGACAAATAAATTGTTAAATTATTAAGTTGTATGTCGAATATTAATAAATACTCATTATATTTGTGAAAGAGTTACTTTAGTCGGTAATTAAAATATTTGTATCTTTGTGTTCTCAAGGGGTAATGCCCGGCAAAACCCACCATTTTTAAATCCGACTAAAGTAATTTGGTCGGGTTTTGCATTTTAGGACATTTCCATCACAAGTTTGTAAGGAAATAACAAAATGAAATTTCGTCACAAGTTTGTAAGGAAATGGTATTTAAAAAGAAAAGAGAATTGCTTATTAATGTTGTTCATGCTAAAGAATTAGCTGAACAAGGGTTTCTTAAAGAATATGCAATGTTTCTTTATCTTAAATCTAAATACCGTAATTCCTGTATCTATTCTTATTCGCAAAAGAAATTATCTGAGAAGTTTGGGATAAGCAGGTCATCCGCCAAAAAACACGTATCATTATTCTTAGAATTAGGTTGGTGTCGTATGTCGGCAGATAATCTAATATTCAACAAGCTAAAGAATATTGATGATAACAAGGAAAAAAGACTCATATACTTAGAAATATCAACTCAAGGCAAGGTTAAAGAGATAGTTTATAATCTACGCCTAAAAATACTACAATCATTACAAGACAGTTTTAATACATTGAAAACAGTTGGAAGGGACATTCTTCATGCAAGCGACACTAAATCTTTTACTAAAGCTAAAAAGCTATTAAAAAAGATTGGTGTTAAACAAAGTTCTTTACCTACCGAAAACGACCAACTAAAGATTTCAATGCTTTATTTCTCTAAGATGTTTAAATGTAGTGTAGCTTCGGCTCATGGTATAATCACCTCATTCAAAAATAATGGGGATGTTTTATGTCTTGGAGGATTAAGAACCTTTGTTAAGGCTACTAGAAATCCATTGATAATAAAGGCTGCTTTGAATTACGGCGGGTTCTATTATAAAGACGGGTGTATCTATAAAACTGAGTGTAATCAATATATTTTTTAGGGTATGCAAAGAAAATGAAACGTTATCATGCAAACTTCCTTAGCGAAGCTACCATTTCCCATTGAGGAATGAAATCTTAGTAGAGTTAGTAACGTATAACTTGGTATGATTAAATTGTATAAAGTAATTATTGGCGGTAGAGACTGCTTATCTTCTGAAAACGGAAGAACTCTTAAAGAAGGGGATATACTTGCGCCTTCATGGCTTTTTATGTTGAAAGTTTCGGACGGTAAGAATCCAACTTGTATAACATCAATGTTTAATACCGAAGTTTTTTGGGAGAAGGAGGGGTTTAAGTACAAGGAACTAACTCCCGAAGAGATTAAGCCGCTTATTCCTCACTTGCATAAAAATAAGTTGTTTGGTCACAGAGATGTTAAATCAGAATTTATTAAATAATCTGCAACCTTATTATCTCTCTTAACGTAAAAGAGGGGTAGGTGGTAATTCAGCTGCCGAATTAAAACTAGAAATTAATGAAAAAATTAATAACATTAGCATTAGGACTTATATCCTATTTTGGTTCAGCCGCCAGTTGTGTGTGGGCGGTTGTAGAGTTTATTCTTTATTTAGTGAAGGATAAGGAGTTTAATTGGTGGAGTGTATGGATGATATTAATCTGTGGTGTAATAGCTATTGTATTTCTTTTTATAGCGGCTATCACTGAGGCTAAAGAGGAAATTGAAGCCTCCAAACTTGCCCCTAAAAAATCTAAGTTTCAAGAGAAATTAGAGAAAATGGCAGAAGAGCGTAAATCACAACTTAAAAACTAAACACTATGAATTTAGACAATTACACTCCTAAAGGAGAATTAGAAGGCTTCCCTAAAGAGGTGATAGCTAAAATGCTTGAAGAACAAGTAAAGCAAGGAAATCCTGAGAATGTTGAAGTCTTTGAGATAGATTTAACGTCTTTAAAACAGGAAGGAGGGTTTAGATGGGCAGATACGGACGATGAAAATGTTTTTTGGACTGATGTTATTGTTAATAAAAAATTCGATGTATTCTTTGCTAAATACCCTAAGTCTTCATCCGCCGAATCTAAATACCCTAAAGTAATGATGGTGAGTGAAGATTGTGTTTTTTGGGATAAACGTGTTGTGTTTATGGAGAAGAATAACTGTTATTTAGCTTGGGGAGATGCAGAGACATTAGAAGAAGCTGAACATAAAACTATATTAATTACATGGAAATACGCTAAAGACATAGAGGAGGTACAACCTCCGACACCTAAAACCTTAGAAGAAAGAATAGAAGCTATTGAGAAACACTTAAACCTTAACAAATAACTATGCCTGTTAAAGTGATAGAGAACATAAAGCCATTATCATTACCTAATTTCCCTGTCTTATCATCATTAAAGACATCAAGGGTGATAACAAAGCATTTTACTAATCTGTATTTATATCAGCCGCCCGAACACACCACACTTTTAGCATGGCTAGTTTACCAAGTGGCGGCTGACAACACCTTTAAATACGATTCAGAACTACTCACTCAGTATTCATTCACGATAACAGCGGCTAAGGAATTTTATAAGGGAACAAGAGGCAACACTGACATTAAGGCAATAAGAGCTATATTTAAGGACCTGATAGAGCAGGGGTATATTTTACCCACGAATGAGGCGGCTGTGTTTATGCTATCGCCTATGCTCAGTTACCGGGCAGATTATGTAAGTAAAGGAGAGTATAAAACGATTATGGAAAAGTACAACACTCTTAACACTCCATGGATAGTTCCATTTACAATGGTTTATAGAGAGCTGATTAATAATAAGATTAAATCCAAGAAGAGATAATGGTAAAGAAATTTAAGATGAAATCTTCCACTGAGAAGAAGGCTGAGATACTTTGTAAGATATTCTTTAACTCTTCATTATCTAATACTGAGCTGAAGGTATTGGCGGTTGTATTGGATTATAGCACTAACAACAGCATTACACTAACTCCTGACATCGGGCGGCAAATAAAAAATGAGGCTGCCATATCGGAAACCTCATTTAGTACATCATTATTTAGATTAGAGAAGAAGGGAATATTTAGTAAGGTATCACGGACCATCACCTTTCACCCTGTATTCTCAAACATTCATACAACGGAGAGAATAGTAATCAACTTTGAATCTCAGCCTATCCAATCTTAACTGGCGGATGGCTTTGTCCATATTTATACACACACCTCACTCTTCCCTGTACAATTTCAACATCAATATGGCGGTTGACAAGGTCGGACAATTTAACCACCCCTTTAATACCTGCTATATATCCTAATTTACATAAGAACTCATGTAAGTAAGTATTTATAGGCATTATAAGGGTGGATTGCCCGCTGTTGTTTTTGAATTTGAAGGTAAGTGTTGAGTCCTTTGATTCTGATACACTAAGAATGAACACAGAGTGAAAGCCATTACCTAGTAATTTTATCGCGGGCTTTGTCCTTGGTAGTATCATAATGTAGCTTTGTTTATTGCTTCTTTACACTTTTCAGCAGCAGCATTACATGAATTAGTTTTATCTATCATCGAAGCCATTACTAATACATTACGAGCGTTTTTCAAAGCCTCTAATAACTCAGGCGCTGCGGCAATTAGTTTTGCGTTGGCTTCACTAGAACCATCAAACTTTGACGCATAACAGAACTGATCTGTGAATAATGTGTGAGACTGTCCATTTTCTAACGTTGTTTCAATTGCCGTACAATGTGGATATTTCTTATATTCCCATTCTCCTTTAGTGTGTTTCATTTTGTGGTTGGTTTAAATTTAACAATAGGATAGGCTTCAACTTCCGCTTTTCTTCCCCAATATGAGTATTTATCTTTATTGGACAACTTTATCTTTTCAGACTTCAGTTCAAGATATTGGTTAGCTAAGAACGTTTCAATTTTACTTCGAGATTCAGCAGGCGTTTTGTAGTACACTCGTCCCGTTCTTAATACACCGTAGCGGTAGTTTTTAACTAATGCTTTAGCATATGCTTTTGCCTGTTTATAGTCATAGGTGGCTATATCTCCCATGTCAGTGATTTCGTCACGAACTATGTAAATTTCCTTTTTAGTTTCTACTTTTTGCATTGTGGTTGGTTTTAAATTGTTTCTGAATAATTATATCCTTTTTCTTTTTGTGTTATCCATAGTGCCTTAGCGTGCATTAGGGAGGCTATTTGAATCGGAGGGTTGAACATATCAGCCACTCCATTTCTAATAACATACTGCCCTATTCTATGGACGAACCATATTAATTGATGTTTTTTAGCTTTTGTCCTCATTATGCCATTTGTTTAGCGGCGCGCATAGCTGCCATTAATCCATTAATTTGATTCTCTAATCGGCTGTTAAGGGCTTCAAGTTCTTCAATATCCATATCAGTGAGGCGGTAAACGAGGTCAATACGTCCTTGTTCGGTTAAAAATTCGGCGTTGTCCTTTTTGTTACCGAATCCCCAAAGCATCTTTTTAGCTCTGATAATATCAATAATGAGCGTGCCTTTTTGGTTGTAAAGGTCTTGTCTGTTTTCTGCTACGGCTTCGCGTAACACTTTTACGATTCTAGGATTTGTCATTTTGTGGTTGGTTTTAAGTTGGTTTATAAAATCGGCTTTGTCCTTAATATTGTTTATTCTTCTTCGTCTGATTCTTCTAAATAATCATCCGCAATATTTTTACACATTTCTATTAATCTTTTGGCGTATTTTTTTTCTGTTTTTGACAATTCATCAAGCGGAGTTTCGCTTAGTGATCCATAACAGTCCTGAAGGTCGATAAAAGTATTCTCGAATCGGCAGTAACTCATGTTGCTCATAGTTTTTATTTTTAAATGGTTAATATTGTTTCTTTGTGGCAAATAATTTGTCTATTTCCTGTTGTTTCTTGTGCTGTTTGCTTAGTCTGTATCTTATACGGTCAATAAGCTGTTTAAGTTCCATTAACATTCTTGAACGTGGCTTAATTCTTCTTGGGTTACGTATTGCACGCGCTTTCCAAAATAGAGGGCGGCTATAATTGTTTCATTTAGTGCGCCGTCGCAAGTTGTACCAAATATGTAGTAGTATTCCTCTTTTAGGTCGCTGCGGTTTAATGTTTTTAGCTTTTCCATGTGGTTATTATTTTAGGGGGTTATTATTTTAGTTTCATGTGGTTTGTAAATTCAAACTTATCATCATTAAGGCATTTAAACTCTATTAATTTCCATCCATCACGGGCAGCTTCTTTTATTTCCTCCTCAGTGAATACCTTTAACAAGCTTTCATCTATCCATGAGTTTGAAAATTCCCCGTTACTTATGTTTAACCAAGTGTATTTTTTCATTTTATCACAGTTTTGTAAGGATTAATACTTTATTTATTTTATCACAAGTTTGTAAGGGAATTAACTATTTAGATATTCCATTAGAATAGAGCGGCTAAATTCTTCGTTGTCATTGTCGGCAGCATCATAAAAATATACTCCGTCTGCAAATTGAATAAAAGCAAATTTTTGGCGGCGGCTGAGGCTGTTATAAAGCTCTTTAGCTTGTTTATTTTGTCCGTTTATCTTACTTTCAACTATATAGTTAAAATAGTCCTCTATTGTATCGAAGTCATAAGACTTAATTAGTTTCTTGCTTACCATTGGATTAAGGTTTTAAAGTGGTTTATATTCCATTATTACGGCAAAAGTTATCAAAATATTCATTCTCCTGAGCATTAATATAGTCTTTAACGCTTCTGGCTTCTGCCTGTTCGGGAGTTTCTTGCGGCTCGTTTCCTAGCTTATAAGCCTTTTTTAATTCAGGGTCATAACTAATTAACTCACCTTTTTTGATTGTTTGTCCTGTGGCTGCGCACTTGCTGTTAAATTTTGCTGTTATTGTTCTCATGGTTTTAAATATTAATAGTTAGTAATAAGAATAGTGTATCAATTCCGGCGGTTAATAATAGTGCCTTAATTGTCTGTATTTTTGTCCCTTTAAAGGCAGGAAGCGCCATAAGTGTTACCATTTGTTTAATATTTCAAGGTTATAACCAATGCTCTCTAATTCTGCCATAAGGTCGGCGGCTTGCTCTTTTGTAGCTTCTTTACACCATCTTGTCACATAATCAGAATGGCAGCTTGAATGTTGTCCGACGTGTGAATAACAAGTGAATCTATCCTTACTTATTTTTTCATTGTGTAGTATTTCGGGAAAATAAGCTAGGGAGTCGGCGGCTGACTCGTCCTGTTCTTCACCTTGTTTCTCCATTAAGAATAGAACTTTAGTTTTAAATGTGTCTTTTTCCATTGTATTAAGTTTTAAATTGTTTTGTGTCCTTGTCTTACGCTTATTTTACCCGTTTCTTTCCAATATATTAAAGTCTTTTCTCCAAACATATTAACGTGTTTATATAGTGCTTTCTGTGTTTCTTTTACTTCATCTTGGCTACAAGTGGCGTAAAAGTCTCGGCGGTTGTTCATTTTAGCTGTTAAATTCATGCTTTTAAGGTTTTAAAATAGGTTAGTATTATAATTTTACATTTAAAACTCTTTCGGCTGCATCTATACCGTTACGATTTAACTGTCTTTGCCATGCTTTAAAACTTGGCGACCATCTGAAGCCGTGTTTTTTTAACGCTGTTATTGTGTTAAAATCGGGTTTAACATCGTGCTGTATTTGTATTCTGTCGGCTTCATGGTTTAATATCACTTTGAACCCTTCAAAATCAATCGTTTTGCTTCCTATCGTTTCGGCTCTTTCTTGCTTCTTAGATAGTATTAAAATTCTTTCTTCAATTCTTTTAATATTGGCTAAATTATTAGGTAGTCCAAAGCCAAATTTAATAGTCCATTCAATCATGTGAGGCTGAATATTAAAAGTGTCGGTTAAATACTTTGTTAAATCTTCGCCAGTTTTCGCTGCCGTTTTTATCCTTTTATTACCTTCCTTCATTAATTCATGGCTTTTTTTAAGGCTTTCAAGCTCATTTTTATATCTGTCTAATTCACTTTCAAAAGTTTTAACAGGCGCTTGTTTTCTAATTATTGCCTTTTTTGCTCTAATTCTCCACTCTTGCCAAAGTTTATAGTGATTCTCCTCGCTTCTGTTTGCTTTCTCATTCTTGCGTACATTAAAATTTGCAGGGCCTGTTATCATAGTAGAAGCGCAACGGCTTTTTGCAGATAACCACGATCTAAACAAATTTATGTACCTTGTTTTATATCCTTCAATAATTTCAAGTTCAATTCCGGCGGCTGTTAGTTCTGTTATATCCTTCGCTAATTGCTCATTATAATCTTTAATTAACTGTTCTCCTCTTCTTTCAGGGCTAAAACTTGTCCACTGGTGCGCATAAATAGCACTTTGTTTAAAGTCTTCTAAATGGTTGTTTTGTGGTTCTGGGCGTGTAATATCCGCTAATTGGTTAAATAAATCCATGTTTTTAGTATTGTGTTAGGTTAGTAATATGCTCAAATGATTTATAAAGTGTTTTAATCGCTGTTTCATAGCTTTTAGCCTTTACGGTATGTTTAATAACATATGTTTTGCCTATTGCGCCATTTTTGCGACCTGTAAACTTAAATTTATATTCATTGCTAATAAATCCATGATCTAAATTTAGGCTTTTAAGCATGTCAATAATTGATTTTTTAGAACAGTGAGTAAAACGGGCGTTCCATTTGTGTTGAATCTTTAACCCGTCTTTATCTGCAAAATCATTAAAACAGGCTTCTAAGTCTTCAATGTTACAAATTAGCGTTTTACCCATATCGCCTGTTAACATAAATATGCGGCTATTGTTGTCGATTGTTGTTTTCATATTGTTTAAGTTTTAATGCCTTTCGGCGGTTGGTTATTAAGTTAATTATATTGTATTGTCACAATTTTAAGGAGCAATAAAGAAAGTACATGTTTTTCCCGTTTCAATATCAGCGGTTTTATAGTATTGTAAGCCTGTTATTTTACCGCTTGGTGAGTGAACCTCAATAAACTCATAAGAATACACCCAATTTTTAACTCTTCTTAGTTCTTTCCCTTCATAACTGCAAGGCTCCATAACTACTATGTTAAAATCAATCTGCTCGCTAAATGAATAGTTATTATATCCGCCGTTTAATATTTTAGGCAGTTCTTTATCTATTTTACATATTAGCGGGCTGTAATATGGATTAGGATAAACGGCCCTTTGTTCGGTAAACTCTATATTAATGTTCATTTTATTTAGTGTTTTAAGTGTTATTATTCAATAGTTAGCATATCATAGATTAATACAAGGCTATTATAGTCCATATAATCTAAAGCTTCATATTTAACAGTTTGTCCCATTACTGCGTATAAAATCATGATTTTACCTATTAGCTCTCTTTTTTCCATTTTATCTATATTTTAAAGGTTAATATTATGTTAATTGGCTAAAATATTCTTCTGCGTTTTTGTATTTATATTCTCTTTCATCATAATCTAATCTTTCTTTTATGGCTCCCATATATTGCCCGCTGTTATAAGCGTCAATAATTTGTTGTTTTTCCTTTTCTAAGAATAGGGTTATCCATTTATCTACTACACTTCTATAAAGGTGCTTTGTTTCGCTAGACCTAAAAAAGTCTACTACTTGTTTTACTACTGTGTTTTTCATGTTTTTAAGTTTTATTTGTTTATTCCTAAGAATGCCATAAAATCAAAGTATTGGTACACTGGTTCCACTGCATAAATATATGCCTGTACTTCAAATTTAGTTTTATCTAATAAAGTAAGCTTATAAGCTTCTGCACTTTCCTTGTCATTAAAAGCACAAATTAGGGTACCTGAATCGTTTTTAACATTATAGTTATATCTTACTATCTTATAAGCTATTATTTGTTTTATGGTTCCGGCGGCTGTGTTCATTTTCTTAGTTTTTAAAGGTTAGTTATATACTTTTGCTATTTTGTGCTTTTACTCTCGGCGGCTGAATCACCTGCTTTAAAGTTATCAAGTTTAACCAATGCCATATTAAGACTATTACATTTAGACTCAGAAGGTGAACTATTCTTAAATTCTTCTATTCTATAAACTTTGTCCTTTAATACACCTATACTTTCACACACTTCAAATATTAAAACAGACTTGTTATATAAGCCATAACACTCAGTCTTTTCAATTAACTTCAAAGCCTTTTCTAACTTTTCAATGTCTTTATTTATTATATCTACTCTCATTTTATAAGGCTTTTTAATATATCTTTGCCCTATACGAAGATACACACAGTATAAGCCTATCCTACTACCACTCATCAAGTAAATATACCCAAAACAACATATTTAACAAATTAAACTAACTCAATATCAATCACTTACAAATAACACTAAAAACCACTTACCACTCATAAAACACACTCATTATCAATAACATACATCCCAATGATAACAAGCATTCCAGACTACCTAATAATAACCTATTCAACCACCATTAACACACCTTTCATTTATGTTGGCGGGATTATGCAATTTATTACACCTTCTCACCTTCTCAATTCCTTTATGTATTTGTAGTCGTTTGTTGTCGGATAAAACTAATACCATGCCAAAATAGGGGCTTTCAGATGATTAACTCAAAAAACCTAAAAAGCCCTATTTACGGGATACTCATCGGTGGCGAGTTTTAACAGGGGTTAATTCTAGGGCGTTTCAATGGGCATTGCAGCCCAATAGAATCAAGGGGTCATTATTCAATATTATACACATATATCTCTTACAAACTTGTGATATTATAGCGCATTCTCATTTCCTTACAAATTTGTGATACACTCCTTACATTCATTCTAACCATTCAGCGGCCAAACACATCAACCCAAAACCATAAAAATCAATTCCTAAAACCATTTTGATAATTCGGCCAGCAAAACAATAGCCCCCACCCCGCAACCCAAAACCGAAAACGAAATAGCCTGTACATAATCCCGTTTACGTGTATGTGCGAGGTATAAAAATTTGGTATAAAAAAATTTTATAATTTTGTTTCACAATTTGATACATTTTTGTAACCTTTGAGTGGATGTGTGAGTATAAATAGAAAAAATAAGGGAATATGAAAAACGAAATAGAACAATTAAAGGAAGTGCTTATAGAAGCGATTACTAATTTTAAACCGCCGGCTGAGGAGAAGTTTGAGGTGGGGAAGTGGTATAAGAATAAAAATAACCCGCTATCTCAAATTTGTTTATACATGCAAAGATTAAATAATTTTGGTATTTATAATAACGGAAAATGTAGAACTGACTTTATGATGGATGATATTTCGTTATGGACTCTAGCCACCGACCAAGAAGTACTAACCGCCTTTACTAACTATTTTAGAAGTAAGGGGTTTGTTAGTGGTAAGAGTAGGTTTAGGAGTCCATATACAGGAACAACGCAATTTTATAAAGAGCCTTTACTTTTTCATGGAGATGGTTCAATAGTTTCACAAACTAACGGCGTGTTATTTGATAAGCCAACCCTCACCCTAGCCACTCTAATAGAAGAGGAGAAAATAATGGTAGGTGAGAATGAGGTGGTGTTTGAGAACGGATGGTGTGTTATTGGTGGTAAAATGTTTGATGTTGTGGGTATAGAAAAGTTACTCCCTGCCAACCTCGAACTATTCCAAAAAATACTAGATAGACTTGATAAATAACGATATGGAAGCAACGGAATTAAGAATCGGGAATTTAGTACTATTTGATAAAGAAGAGGTGGTTAGGGTGGAATATATAAGCTCTCATCACGTTATTGGTTTATTTGGGAAAGAAACTGAACATATTTTAGAAAAAGGTGATGTTTCGGGAATCCCCCTAACAGAAGAGTGGTTAAAAAGACTTGGTTTAAAATATCAATTTTATTCAGACACTTATGAAATTAATTTTAAATACGATTGTAATAAAATATTTGTAGATTTATTTACTAAACACGTTTGTATTGATACTGGATTAAATTCAGTATACATAGAACATATTAAGTACGTCCACCAACTTCAAAACCTATACTACGCTTTAACAGGAGAAGAACTAACAATTAAAATGTAAGAAACGATGACGATTAATAATTTCATAAAGGAACAGATAAGACAAAATATGAAATATGTTGGTAAAATGCCTAGAAGGAAAAAGAAGGAATTAACCACTTATTTAAGAAAAGCTCTTACTGAATACAGGGAACAATATAAAGAATTAGATAGAGTGTTTATAGCTCCTTATGTTCTTGACCCGAAATATAGATTATTTGACGGATCCACTTCATACAATTAACACATGAAAACACCACAGGAAATAAAAGCGGAGGAGTTGGTAGAGAAATACACTAAACCAACAATGTATTTTAGTGAACATGTTGGATGGATTGAAGATACTAAGATGGCCATCCAATGCGCTAAGATAGCCGTTGAGCGAGAAATAGATTTATGTTCCAATATATTACAAGAACTAGCTGCTAAAGACGCAAGACACTGTCATATAACAGCGAGATTACAAAGTGAGTTAATAGAAGTCCTTAATTGTTTGAATCGAATGTAAATAATATGAGTTATCATACTACAATAAACGGGCAACAAATAGGTGAAATAGACTATAAAATAGGAGATATGGTTATCGGAAGTGACGGTATAAATAAAGGCTTTTGCACAGGATTTACTCATAATGATACTTGTATTTTAATTAACGGTAAATGTTATGGAGGTAAATTCTACTTTCATAAATCAGATTATGAAGATGTTGAATGTGAAGATGTAACTAATAAACACTAACCTTAAAAATAAACAAAATGACTAAAGAAGAAGCGATTGAGATAATTAAAAAATATCAAACAGGTAAAGGTATAGCTGGGGGTGACTGGTTAGAAGCCCTCACACTCGCAATACAAAGCCTCGAAGCACAGGGGAGGGAGGTTATAGACAACAAACACTCTAAAGACACCGAAGCTAAAACAGAAATGTTTAGAGGTGAACCAACATCTGATGCCGAATACTTTATACAAGGCGTTAAGGTGACTAGATGGGAATGGATGTGTCAAAACAGAATAAACAACATTCCTAAGCAAATTAAAGAGTTGCAAGAAGAATATTATAGACTAACCAATAAATAAACATAGACAAATGGAATTAGGGTATTCAACCGCCGATGTTATGACTAAAAATAGAGGTAGAAAGAGATTTAGCCAAGAGGAGCTAGACATGATACGCACGATGTGGAAGTATAAGTTTCGGGTGAGGGATATAGCGGAGAAATACGGAGTTAGCTATCTGCGGATAAGTGAGGTGATAAGAGGTGTTAATTATAAGGATAAACTTTAAATATGATAAATTTGAACATTAAGCAACCGCCAACATTAAGACCTTACCAAGTTGAACCTATTGAAAAGGGAATAGCTTTCTTCAAGAAAGAGAAGACTGTCCCTAGTATTATAATAGCTCCAACAGCGGCAGGTAAAAGCTTGTATGTAGCGAAGATTGCCGAAGGAGTGGAAGGAAATGTGCTAGTCCTTCAGCCCTCAAAAGAACTCTTACAGCAAAATTTGGATAAGTTTCGCGCGTTTGGCGGTAAAGGAAGCGTCTATTCGGCTAGTTTTGACAGCAGAAAGATAGGAACTGTTACATTTGCAACGATTGGCAGCATAAAGAACATCGGGCATATTTTCAAAGCTAAAGGCTTTAAATATCTATTAGTGGATGAAGTGGACAGGTTTCCAAGGGAGTCAAGTTCGATGCTAGGAAAGTTCTTAGCAGACTCAGGAATCACCCATGTTTTAGGATTAACAGCCACGCCTCTGAAACTACAAACTAATTTGGACGTTTATCGTAACACCTACTCAAAGCTAGTGATGTTAACGTCGAGGTCAGGGAAGGGTAACTTCTTTAAAGAGATTATCCACGTAACTCAGATTCAGGAGATGACGAAGCTAGGGTATTGGAGTAAGTTGGAATACGAATTGTATGAGATTAATTCTAGCGGCTTAGTTTATAATTCGACGAAGGCAGAATACACTGAGGCATCTATAAATAAGATGTATGAGTTTAATAACACGAATGACAGGATTAAGTTTAAAATAAGTGAGCTTACGGACAGAAAGAGTATTTTGGTATTTGTACCAAGTGTAGCGGCGGCTAAGAAATTGGCATTGGAAGTTCCAAATTCTGCGGTTGTGTATGGAGATATGCCCGCTGACGAGAGAGATTATGTGATAAGGAAGTTTAAGGAAGGCAAAATAAGAACAGTGTTTAATTTCGGTGTATTAACCGTTGGATTTGACCACCCGGAGCTGGATTGCATTATTTTAGGCAGGGTGAGTTCGTCGCTGACGTTATATTATCAGATTATTGGAAGGATAACAAGGATTCACCCGAATAAGAAGGATGGACTAGTTGTGGATTTTAGCGGGATGGTACAGAGGTTTGGCAAGGTGGAGGAGTTTCATTACGAGCAGGACAATAAGGGAACATGGAAGCTATTTGGCGCTAATGATATATTACTCTCAGGAGTACCCGTTCACGAAATTGGAAAGTTCACAAAGGAAACTGAGGCTAACAAGCAGGATAAACCCGTTGTAATGACATTCGGGGTATGGAAAGGATTAGCAGTGAAAGATGTTCCTAAAAGTTATAGGGAGTGGGCTTGGCTTAATGTAATTTGGAATCAATATAACGAGCCGATAAGAAAAGAAATTGAAAAACTGCGTAAACTTGAAACCTTTTAGAAACTAATAACGTATAAGTAGTATGGAAGCAATAGGATTAGTAGGTAAGTACCGAATACATATAGCCCCTAGAAGTAAGTATGGCTTTGCTGATATGGAGATAGGAGAGACAAAGATAGTTGAGGGGGAGTTTAGAATAGTGAGAATATCAGCCGACGGATTCAGAAAGAGGTGGGGGATGTGGTTTCACGCAAAAGATTTAAAAGACGGTAGAGTAGAAATTAAAAGGTATAAATAGTTATTTTATTTATACACAACGCTAAAAACAGAAACATGGATAATAAGTATTACACCCCTAAAATCGAAGAGTTCCATGTGGGATTTGAAGTAGAGTGGTCGGAATCAGGTAGAAAAATTTGGATTAACGAAATTTTTGATGAAGACGATTTAAGCGACCTTTGCTTAGGAGTAGATAAGATTTCTAATTTTAGAGTTAAGTTTTTGGACAGAGAAGACTTGGAGAGTTTGGGATGGGAGTTTGTCGGGAAAGATGAGTTTTTTGATTGTATTAATTACAATATTGGAGATGGATATGTATTGCAGTTTTGGGAAGAAGGCGGCGTCTCTATTGAGAGATATTCAGGATTTTTTCATGCAAAAACAATTCATTTTGCAGGTAAAATTAAGAACAAATCAGAGTTAGTTAAATTAATGGCAATGTTGAATATTAATCACTAAATTTATAAATAATTTACAATATGAGTACAGGCAGAAAATTAGAGTTAAACATTGTTCAACCAATCATAATTGATGGCGTTAAGAACTTTGGAAACACGACTAAAAAAGAGGACTCTTACTACCAACCAATACCACTAGAGTATCGCCTTGGATTTTGTTGCGAAATTGACGATAAGGAGACAACGGGCGGATGGCAGGAAACTAGATTAAGCGAATTGGACATTATAAACTTAATGAAGGACGGTTGTAAATGGAATGTTCGAGTTAAGTATTTAAACGAATCTGATATTATCGAGAATGATAAATTTCAAAAAGGCGTTTATGTTAATGTTTGGTCAGAAGATAACGAACTAATAGATGGGTACGCTTGGAATATTAATAAAAACGACGCATTTATCTTATTCCACGACACTAAAACAAATGTTGTTGGAATTTACCTACAAAGAATTTACAATGAAATAACGGGTAATTGGACATCAGACGTTGTATTTACAGGCAGAATTAGAAACAAGTCCGAATTATCAGATGTTTTAGTTATGTTAGGATTGTATCACAGAAATTATAATTATTAAATATGAGTACAATGAACTTTGAGATAGACCCAAATGCAGGGCGGATGTTTTTATACTGTGTAATAGCAGCTTTATTAATCTTTGTAATCACTAAGATATGCTAACCGCAACCTTGATAGCCCGTTACGGGATAGCCGCCACTTACGATAGTTATGCAGCCGCCGATGAACTTTTTAGTGGTGATGGAAACGACCCTGTTTTATCTGCTGAGAATATGGCTTATGACTTATCTCATGGAGGATACTTCGACATTACAGTGGCTATTACACCAAATGGAAAGTGTGTCACCCAAGTCATTATCTTTAGAAATAAGATGGGGTATGACAAGTATAAATACGATAATATAACACTATTTGACGAAAAAGGAATATGAATGTAAAAGGAAAATTTAAGACGAGCCAAGAGGTTCGGGAGATAAAGGACGGGACATTTGCCCGTAACTTTGTGGTGATGATTGACAACGGGCGTTTCCCTGAGATGCCGATACTATTTAATATAGTAGGCAAGCAACCAAGGATGGCGCTGATAGATGGCTTTGAGGAGGGTGATGAAGTGGATGTAGAGTTTGAGTTGAAGGGTAGGATGAGTCAGAACGATGACAAAAAATACTTCAATAATTTGTCGGTCAAGTTTATCACAAAGTTGTAAGGAAAACAATTAACTTAATTTTATCACAGATTTGTAATGGAAAAGAAAGAGCCGACAATAGAAGATTTTATGAGCATGATGAATGACTTAACGGCTAAAAGAAAGTCTAAGCGATGTGATGTTGAGTATTTTAATAACGGCAGAACGGTGATGGTAACAAGTGATTACGGAGTCATTGCAATGAGTTCTGAAAGTTGGGACAACGCATTACAAGAAGCTGCAAAAACAATGTTTAAAAAAGATGACGATGAAAAACAGAATCCCTAGAAAGCTAAAGAAGAAGATTCGTAAAGAGTCTATAAAGAATTTAACGCAAGATGGATATACTATTCAAGTGTTTGGGTTTACTATTAACGAATTTGAATACAACTAATGGCATCAACAAGTGAATACGAGCAGAAACAATTTTGGGATGAAAAAGATTGCAAACCAATTAACTATGGATTTGACGGAAGAGAAACGCACAAGCATACAGGAGAGAGGAAATCAGAAGTGCTGTATTACGATGCGCAAGCGTTAGCCAAACAAGTTCTTCAAGACGAAAGAGATAAATGGTTTTCGTCAGATAAAAAACAAAACAAGTAATCAAATAAAAAACAAATAACATGAACATTAAAAAAATTAGTTTAGCGGCAAACGGGTTCAAAGGAGCAGAGGTGTCATTTTTGTCACAAGTTTTTAAAAACAATAGAAGTTTTTTGAATGAGACAATTGAGAAACGCAAGAACCCTATCCACGGAGATATGGAGAAACTATTTAAAGACCTTCGTATTCATTTGCTCGATGTGTGCAAGATAAACAACAACCGATTATCGGAGGCTGAACAAAAGACAGTAATCTTAGAAACAGACATTTCATCTATTGAATTTGACAATGATTCTTTTTTACTAAGTGGAGAAACAGAAGTGTTTGAGGGAAAGACTATCAAACTTAAAACTTGTAAGGTACAAGAGAGTGATGGTTATGAAGGTTACGCAGAAGTGAGAGGTATCATTGACGAATTAAAAGTGGAGGCTACTGCTTATCTCGATGGATTAAAAGTAGTGAGTGATAGAGAGATGATGTTACGTTGGTTGGAGGCAAGAAAAGACCACAACATGACCAGAGAGCAATTCGATGAGATGAGTGAGGAAGACCAAAAGAAATACATGAATAAGACTTTGAATGCTAAATTCGGGGCTGAGATAGACACGGATGAGGATGTGGAGGAGGAGGAAGGTGAAGAAGAAGGATTTGAAATTGGCGGTGAGGAGATTGTAGTTCCTGAAGCTAAGGAGAAGAAAGGTAAAAAGAGCAAGGAAGTAACTAGCGAAGGCGGAGGATTATAATGAGCCAACTTCACACTCTTTATACTCAGGATGTATTACTTGACAAAGTAGAGCATAGATATTTCAATGTTCATAACGGTAACGAATACGTTTCTTTCTCTAAGTGCTTCGAGTTCTTGTCAGAGAAATTTGATTCAGAAGGTATTTCAGCCGCCATTGCAAGGCGTGATGGAGTATCAGCGGAGTCAGTGCAAGGCAAATGGAACTCAGCAAGAGATGAAGGAACTCGATTTGATGGCGCTATAAAGCTTTATTCTCAGACAGGGCATATACTAAAAGAAAACGAAGACTTGGCGGATATTGTTAAGTTAGTGAGTTTAAAGTACAAGGACTACAAAAGAACATTTGAAGACTTAGTAATCTTTAATCACGAAACGAGAACTGCTGGTGAAATTGACAAGTTGAGTATAAAGAGTGCTTTTAAAACATCGAACTTTCACATATCGGACTTTAAGTTATTTGAGGCAGGGATGAGTTATGCGCCTAAAGGAAAGGCGTGGTTGAATTATCCATTTGATTACTTGCCTAACACTAAGTATACAAAGATTTGCTTTCAGTTGTCGTTTTACGCATGGCATTACGAGAAGTTAACGGGTCAGAAGTGTGAAAGGATGTTTATTGATTTAATCATTCCAATAAAGGATTCAACAGGCAAGGTGGTTGAATATAAGAACGAAGTTATCCCTGCAAATTACATGAAATCGGAAGTTGAAATATTTATCAACACCTTTAAATCTCAAATATTACAAATAGTAGAACCAATCCAATTATATGAATTTTAAAACCAATTAACCATGAAAAACTACATACCACTCACGGAAGGGCAAAAAGAAGAGTTAGAACAATTTAACGGAATGCCGTTTAAGGGATTTATAACATTTTTTGAAAATGGAGAAGAGGGAAAATCAACCGACTTATTAGAAATGAGTGACGGGACAATTAGATTAAGAACGGCTGAAATCATTGGCGTTAATGCGTTTGACGATTATTGGATATTAAACGATGACGAAACAGTGAGAGCTAAAGCTAGCGACATTAAAGGCTTGTCTATTTCGGTAGATGAACAAGATTACGGTAAATCAGAAGGGTTTAAGTATCAAAGATTTTTACGCAGACACGAAGAAGGAACTTGTGGAAATTGCGGGCATAAATTAGGAGGAGAAATATAATGAACAAAAAAGAAGTATTCCCACAAGGTAGTCCTCAGCAATTCAGCGAGGACTTATATTGGGAGTTTAGTGAGTTTGAAAATCTTACTACCGAGGAAGTAAAGAAGTGTTGTTTAATCACACTTAAAAAATTAATGGCAGAATCATCTTCAGAGATGAGGTCTTATTATGACTATTGCAGGGACTTAATAAAAAAACGATAGTATATGAGTTATTTGTTTTACATAGATGAGTCAGCCACCGATAAAAAATTGGCGATACTCCATCCCGAAGTTATCAAACTTTGCCCATCACTATCAGTACTAAGCAGCGAAGAGCTGCTTTATGTCGTTTTATACACCGACTATCATAGCCCGTACAAACAGTTCCCTGACCACGAAAGAAAGCGTAAATCAATGCAACACGCATTTGATGATAACGAATACGACTTAATAGAATCTGAGCGTATTCAGATAGCTATCAGAGATTACACATCACTGCAATACAGTCCAAAGATTGAAGCCGCACGTCAGTTTCAAAGAAAGATTGACAGTTTACTTCTTACATTACAAGAAGACACTTCGGCTACCAACATTAAAAAGACGGTGGATACTATTGACTTGCTTCGTAAAAACATTCAAGTGTATGAGAGAGAATATGACGAAGAGGTGCAAAAGAAAGGCGTGTTGAAAGGTAAGATGACTTTGAGTTTAATCGAAGAGATGATGACTAATCAGAAGCACTTTAAATCAGTAACAGAAAAGAAATGACAGGCATCCCACAGTTCCCGATAATAAAACCAAAAGGCTTTATGAACGCTTTGAACAAGGCGGTTATAGACGGCATCCCTAAATACGCCGACTCAGTTAGATTCCCTAACGTCATCGGCACACTCGAATGGCAAAGGTATTGGGAGGAAGAAATTTATAAGATAGTAAATGGAATAGAGATAAAGGGGATATGGATTCCCGGTAGATTTTACTACTACATGAACTATAAGCAGATGTCTACTATTAAGGGTGTAGTGACTCCCGATATGACTGATTTACACTTAGAGCTTGCTTATTACATTGAGCATTGTAAGATGAATGGCAGGAATTTGATTTGCGCCAAGGGACGTAGAAAGGGTATATCGGAGGCTGCAAGTACAATGATTATTGATTACGGATGGAGATTTAACGATGGTTATAAGGCGGGTGTTGCAGCAGGGAATAAGACTTATGTAGATGACTTCTTAGCTAAATGGAGATTTGCCGACAGCCGATTACCCCCCGAACTAAGTACAAAGAAATTAACTGACAATGACAATGAGATTATCGCAGGTTACACTATAAGAAATGAATATGGTGACTTCCAAGAGAAAGGAACGTTTAGTACTATCTATGCAAGAACAATGCACACCAATGCAAATATGTTCAAGGGTTTATTTTTGAACGATGTTATTGCGGAAGAGATTGGAGAATTTGAGAAATTATTAGAGTTTTATTCAGCCACCAAAGACTGTTTAATGTCAGGTAACAAGCAGGTTGGAATGATGACGTGCTTTGGAACTGGTGGTAATTTGAACAAAGGAACAAAAGATATGCAAAGGATGTGGCACGAGGCGGATGATTTAGGATTTGAGAAGTTTTTAATTCCTGCAACGCGGATGTTCTTTTATGGTGGAGCTAAAGAGCCTGAGAGAAGATTACCTTTAGAAACATCTCTTTACAGAACCTACAAGCCTTATGAATTGATAGGAGTGGAAGATAGGGCGGCGGCTGAGAATTGGATTATAGAGAGAAGAAAGAAACTATTAGCTAGTGGAAATCAGAAAGCCTATAATGAAGATTTACAGAACAACCCGCTTAATGAAGAAGAGATTTTCAGAAAGACGGTAGTAAACAGTTTCAACACTAATATCCTAAACAGGCAGATGCATGAGATTAATATCCTTACGCATCCAAAGTGGACAAAGTATAAGTTGGAATGGGTGAAGGACGAGAAGACTAAACTACCCAAGATTCCTTATCAGGTAAAAGCTGTTCCATTAAAGCCACATGAGAACCAAGAGGAGTGCGCGCTAATTATTGATGGGGAGTTGCCAAGTAAGGCTTATAAGAATAAATTTGCGGGCGGAGTGGATAGTTATGACCAGAACGAAGCCAACGCCTCTAAGTCATTAGGAGCAATGTTGGTATTAGATAGAATTACGAAAATGCCCGTTGCTTGTATAAGATGTCGCCCTCAAAGAAGAGAAGTGTTTTATGAACTTTGCATGAAACTATCAGTAATGTATGGACTTATTAACAACACCCTTATTGACGTTGCTAACGGAGTGATATTTAATCATTACGAGAATGCAGGACTGAAACACTATTTGGCGGATAGACCACGTAAGTTTGAGTCTGAGAAGTCTGACCAATCACACGAGAAAGGCGTAAGGTTAACAGGGTTTTCTAAGCCGAGGATGGTGAGTTTAATGGAGAGTCATATAGAAGACCACGGAGATAAGATTTGGTTCGGGCATTTGATTAATGAATTAGGCAATTACGATGAAGTGGAGATAGGGAGTGATAATGACTTGGCGGATGCTTATGGAATAGCCTTAATGCAGGATATAAGCTGTGACATTAAACCTAAGAACATGGAGGAAAACGTAGTTAAGGATAAGTATCAGCTCACTCAGTTTGAACCTGATGGTAACGGGGGGTTGAGAAGAAAGAGGGGGGATGGCACAAGCATGAAGGATATTCAGCAGGATTCTGACTTAATGTGGGATATGTTTGGACCACCACAATAACACTTTGAAAACTTGTTCAAAATAAGTTAAAAGAAATATATATATTTGAACAACCTAATAAATCGAATCAATGAGTAGTTTCATATGGCCGCGCCAAGACATCCCACAAAAAGATAAAGATGAACCGTGGAAAAAATCACATTTGGACTATGCAGAGTCAGTCTTAATCTACGGGAGTAACACCCGTTCAAGGATGTCCCGACTATTCATGGGATATAATGGAATCAAAACAAAAGGTTCTTTAGATTGGTTAACCAACAGATACGGAGAAGCTGATAAAGCCACGTACATCGCATACAGATTAGGTAGAACAAAGATTGATTTACTTCAAGGAGAATTTCTAAAACGCCCATTACAAGCAACAGTTACTACAATTAATTCAGAAGCCATGTCTGATAAGATGAGGCAGCATGACAGAATGATGGGCGCTATGCTTGCTAAGGATGAGATAGGCACAATCAAAAAATATACAGGCGTTGACTTAATGGAAGGTGTACCTATCCCTGAGAGTGAAGATGACCCTGTATGGAAGCGAATGTCATTTAAAGACAAGGCTGAAGATATGATGCAAACTATTCTTGACAATCAAATTAAAGAACTTGATTTAAAGAAGAAATTGGCGGATGGATTTAAGAACTGTGAGATTACAAATTACGTTTACGGACAGATAGAAAGAACAGAAACGGGAGATATTGAATATTGGAATATTGACCCGCGCGATGCTATTTTTGAGGCTATTGACGGTGATGATTATATGGAGAAAAGCCCTATTATGGGATGTCGTAAATGGCTTCCTGTTCATACGGTTTTAATGAAGTATAAACTAACTGCTGAACAAAGAGAGCAATTAGAAACAGCAAGAAAGAATCCTTCAGCATGGTGGGGAGCAACGGGGCAAGGTAGAGGCTTTATGCGTGATTTCAACGGGCAGCTGGAAGTTGCAGTATTACACATTGTATGGAAGTCAGTTACTCCTACTTATTACAAAATAGTAGAATCAACAGCTACTCAGTTATTACTTGAACCCGATAAGCCAACCCGTAGATTAGAACTCGATACTTTAAAATACGAGAAGAATAAAGACTACCATGATAAGATGGTAGATAAGGGTGAATACACTATTGAAACCACATGGAGAGAAGAAGAATATGAGGCTACGAGAATTGGCGGTATCATTGATATTAATATGCGCCCAACGTATTTTCAGAAACATTCAACCGACAAACCTTCTCATGTATTATCTTCTACTTATGTAGGATATGTACACGGAAGAACTGATGGAGTAACAGTATCTCTACAACAAGTTCTTGAGAACTTTGAGAACATTTACGATATTGTAATGTATCAAATATTGAAAGATGTAGTAAGAGCAAAAGGTAAAGTGATTACTATTGATAGAGCAGGACTTGGTATCTTAGAGACATTAGATGGTGTTATTCATAAGATAACAAATGACGGGGTGTTGGATATTGACTCAGCGCAAGCGGGGCAGAACGGCAGCCGTTACAACCCAAATGATATTATCAAAACTATTGACTTAGGGCTTAGTGATAACTTCGCTTATTTAGTAACTCTGAGAAATGATATTCGCAATGAGATGAATCTTATTACGGGTATTAACGAAAATCGGATGGGGCAAACGGCGGCTAGTTCAACGGCTACTGCTCAACAAGCAGATATATCAAATTCAAGAACTATTACTGAGGCGCTGTTCTATGGTTACTCAGGATTTACAAAAAGAGTATTAATGCAGATTATAAATGCTTCAGCTATTAGTTGGGCGTTTTATAAATTAGATAAGGGAGAGCAGATATTAGGTTCTGAGAAATTTAACTTCTTACAAATAACAAAGGAGATAGGTTACAGAGATTACGGGGTGTTTGTGGAGGATGGAAGTGCTTACATGGAGATAAGTCAGAAGATAGAACAAGTGATGCAGCTTGCTATCAATGCTAAGACTATTGACACTATGGATGTAATGAATGTGTTGTTGGCTGAGACATTGGCTAAGAAGAAAGCATTTTTGAGAGAGGCTATGGAGAGAATGAATGCTATTGCACAAGAGCAACAAGCGCAACAACAACAAGCACAAGCTCAAATACAAGAAGCACAAATGCAAACTCAATTACAGATTGCAGCAGAGAATCGTGAAGATTTGCAAAAAAATGAGAAAGATAACATTGTTTTAAGTGCTGAAATGCAGATGGCGGTTGATGACAATAAGGCTAAAGCTAATTTAACTCAACAATATGTAAAGGGTCAGCAAGAAATAATTAAATCAAGCATTGATAATAGCAACGTATAAAAAATAAAAGAGATGTTTAAATTACTAGATTTATCAAAAGTACCATTCGTGGTGAATAAGTTTAAGGCTATTCAGGAATGGGCTAACGGGACGATTGCATTTCAGCAACCCGTAACATTAACAAGTGGCAGTACTGTTACGTGGAATGCTACGAATAATTACAACGCCAAGGTGACGCTAACAGAAAGCGCAACGTTGTCTATAATTGGAATAGACTCAGGCTCTTATGGCACGATAGAGGTGATTCAGGGTGGCAGCGGAAGCTATACACTGACATTGCCGACAGCATACACCAATAAGGTGTCAGGAGGTGGAGCAGGGGTAGTAACGTTGAGTACAGCGGTTGGTAAAATAGATATACTAACATGGTATTACAATGGAAGTGTTTTGTATTGGAATGTTCAAACTGACTTCACATGATAGGTAGCGGAAGAGGTATAGCTTTTAGAGGTTACGGCTCAGGTTCGGGGGGTGTTCCTGATTATATTATAGCATACGGAGGTTTTGAGTCTGTTTCAGGCGGTTATAAGTATCATGAAATTAACGCAAACGAAACACTTAATGTTTTGTCTGTTCCTGATAATGCAAACAACGAAATAGAATTTGAATTAATCGCAGGCGGCGGCGGCGGCGGATGCACAAATGGTGGTTCAGGAGGTGGCGCAGGTGGTAGAATTTATCAAAGCGGAATAGCTTTAACAACAGGCTTAAAACCATGTGTTATAGGCGCAGGGGGTACGGGGGCCTTTGGTGATGATAATGCAACAAATGGTTCTAACTCAACATTTTTAGGATATACAGCAATTGGAGGCGGTAGAGGTAGAAGCGGAGGTTATGGAGTTGTAAATGGTGGAAGTGGTGGTTCGGGCGGCGGCGGTTCTAGAAACGGAATAGGCGGCATTGCTACAAGTGGACAAGGTTACGATGGCGGCACAAGTACAGGACAAGAAACAGGCGGCGGGGGCGGTTCCTCACAAGTTGGTGGGAATGGTGCGCCTTCCTTGCTACATGGTAACGGTGGAAGCGGAACGGCATCGCCTATTGACGGAGTTACTAGAGCCGGAGGCGGTGGAGGCGGTGCAACGGATGGAACGGGTACGCCTGGAACAGGTGGAGCAGGTGGCGGCGGAAATGGAACGGCGGCCTTACCAGGAGTAGACGGAACACCTAATACAGGTGGAGGCGGTGGAGGTTCGGGCACAAATGTAAGTGGAGGCGATGGTGGAAGCGGTGTTTTAATTATAAAATATCCTTTTGTTGAGCCTACTTCTTATTCAGTTGATATAAACGACATAATTAATTATACAGTTGATAACACTAGATACGATGCAGCAAGCCCAATCTTATTAGACGATGGTACTTATTTAATGGCTTTTTCTAGGTACTCAACAAATCCAAACGACTCAGCACCGGCAGACATTGTTTTTTATACAAGTTCAAACGGTACAACATGGACTTATTTAACATACTTAAATAGTTCGGGGGGGTGTTTTATAATTCCTTCTTTATATCAAAAAGACAATGGAGATATTATTTGTGTTTATTATCAGACGGTAGTAGGTGGCAGTAAAATAAGTCAACAAGTAAGCACAGACAACGGTGCTACTTGGGGCAGTGCTTCAACGGTTAGAGAGGTTTTAAATGAAGTTGTGGCACTTGCGGCAGGGGTTATTTATAAAACAGTTACAGGCAGATTATTATTACCTGTTTATATTCAAACAGGTGTAAATTTATACGATGGTCACGTAATGTATTCAGATAACGAGGGCACAAGTTGGACTATGTCAGCAACTACAATCACGCCTGCCGATGGTTCGTGTGATGAGGCCGGAATCTATGAACTGCCTGATGGAACATTGGTAAGATTCGCAAGGGCAAAAGCCGGCGCAAATTGTGTATGGGGTTCTAATTCTACGGATGACGGAACAACATGGGGAGCTTCTTATGAGATTGCAGGACTTTTAGCAATGGACTCACAAACATTTATTTATAAAATAGCAGCGAATAGATATGTTGCAATTTATAATCCAAGCGCAATAGGTAGAAACTTATTAAAGACTGCTTTTTCAACTGATGGAGAAACGTTTTACCCTTGTATTGATATTAAGTATAGCGCAACGGCATTAGACCAATTCATTGAACCTACGCCGATAGTTGTTGGTTCTGATTTAATGGTGTTTTTTGCGGATAATAATAGAGATGTCGCTCACGCTAATTATGATTTAAAACAAGCTATAATTCCTTTAGTAAACTTTTTATGACCCAAATAGACAAAACAACTATAACGATATATAACACTTCGGTTTAAATTGATAATAAAGGGTTAGACAATTTACCGATTCCAAAAGCCATTCTTGAGTGAGTGGCTTTTTTTATTGTCACATTTATTTGTATATTTGTGACAACTATATTTGTAGCGTTCAAACAGCGTGGTTTAACCTTAATGGCGGAGGCACAGCGAAACCAATCTTAACAGGTTGGTTTTTTTTATTTTAGTTTATCAGCCAAATCTAAATTAGCGAGATTCTTATTTTAGTTTTCCGTCACAAATCTGTAAGGAAATAAAAAACTTTCAAACCATCACAAATCTGTAATGTTAATATCTTTTTGTACTCTTTGGTGAAAAAAAGTGGATATTTATGCAACCTTTTAAATTTAACACAAAATGCCAGAAGAAAATCAATCAGCTCCCGTAACGGGGCAACCGAGTGTTGCAGCAGCTCCCGATTGGAGGCTTCTTAACAACCTATCTCAAAATCAGGACGTTAAGATTGAAACTCCCGTGGTAGAGAAACCACAAGATGTAAAAAACACAGATGTAGTAACCGATGAAAAAATAGGTGAAGATTCTGAAATCAAAATTGAATCTCCCAAAACAGATGAGAAACCCGCTGAAGAAGCTAAGGAAGAAGTTAAAAAAGAACCTAGCGCTGAAAAGAATGAGGCTACGGATTCTTTGTTTGCAATTTCGGATGTTCCTAAAACTTATGAAGAAGGAACTTTTCAAGCTTTAGCTAAAGACTTAGGTGCTGACTTAGCAGAAGAATCATTTGATGCTTTTAAAGAAGCTTTTGTACCAAGAGCAGAACTTGACAAAGTAGCTAAGATGACAAAGGAAACTTTGTTTGCTGAGTACAAACCTGAAGTGGCGGCTGCCCTCGAAATGTTGGAATTAGGATTACCACAACATTTAATCCTAGAGCCTACAAAGGACATAGATAATCACATTGCTATTTTAGACAATGCGGTTAAACTACCTGACGCTGAATTAGTGCGGGCGGTATTGGAAACTATACCTGACTTAACTCCCGAAGACATAGAAACTGAACTTGACCAATTAGCAGAAAGCGGTAAACTAGCGCATAGAGCTAAGATGGAAAGAGTGAACATATTATCTGACAAGAAAGATGCATTAGAGCGCAGAGAAGCGGTGCTTAATACAAAGAATGAACTTGTACAGAAACATACTGCTGATAGACAACGCATCGAGCAACAAAAGAAGGAACAAGAAACTACCCTATTCCTAAAGACTCTGAATGATAAGTCAGACTTTATGGGAGTTCCTATTCCTAAAGAGTTCAAAGATGCTGTTGCTCAAAAGTTCCGTGGTGGGCTTTATGACAACGAATTATCAGCCGCAGAAGCAAAAGTTAACACAATACTCTTCCGTGAATTGGGAGGTAAGTTTTCCAAGCTTATTAAAGATTCAGCTTTCGCGCAAGGCAAGGAATCGCAAATCAAAAAAGCTGCTAACATTCCTCCTGCAACAACTGCGGGTGGACAAAAGGTAGTGAACACAGAACCAATTAACGAAACAGCCAACCAGTTTGACATCATTAGAGAAGCTTTTGGGAAACAATAATATTAATCTCAAAAACTAAAATAAAATGCCAGCAACAAACGCAGGTGTAATCACGGTATCAACAGGTACTTATTCAAACGATTGCACAGTACAAAATGACTTGATAACTAATCAAGCAGTATTTCCTGAAATCCGTAAATGGATTGAATTTGCTAACCGTCGTTCATTGTTTACAATGTTAACTTCAGGTGTAGTAACTCCATACGGTATTGACCCTTCAGTACAAACAGATAGTCCGGGTGCTTCAACTCGCGGTACTTCTATGGGTATTGGCACTGATGCTTATCAGTTCCGTATCATGAGTCGCATCGAGAGAACTGCTACCATCCTATCTCAAGTAGGTTCTACTCAAACTGATGGAACTTTCACTTTAAAGATGCAAGACACTCACTTGAAAAAAGGACACGTAGTAACTTTCGGTGGTACAGGTAACTTCGTTGCCACAGTACTTACCTCTGCGCGTTCTGTTGCAGGTGGTTATCAGTATGACTTCCAAGCTAACAGTGGTGATACTTTTGTATTTGCTACTCACACTCAATCAAGTGGAACTAAAACTTGTTTTGCTTCATGGACTGCATTTGGTGAGAAATCACTTCGCGGTTACGGTGAATCTAAGTTCCCTGATATGTTTATCAATCACATGACCACTCAACGTGCTACCGCTACCATTTCAGGTGACGCAGGCGCGCGTGTTCTTTGGTTGAACTACATGACTACTAAAGACGGTGTAGACAAAACTGTAAAAGGATGGATGCCTGAAGAAGTAGCTCAAGAAGAAGCTAAATTAACTATCCGTAACGAGCGTGCTAAATGGCATGGTGTTTCTACCATGAAGGATGCTAACGGTGCTTTATTAACTCAATCTCGTATGACTGACCCTGACACAGGACTTCCAATCATTCAAGGTGACGGTTTTGAAGAGCAAGTTGCAGGTGGTAACGTTATCACAGCTTCAGGTATCACAGGACAAGCTACTATTGATGACTTCATTGATATGATGACTACCTTAAAGAAAAAAGGTAACATGATTTCAGGTTACACATGGGTAATGGTAACAGGAGCAGATGGTTTCTCTAACTTCCAATCTGAGGCAGTAGCTTTAGGAGTAATGCAAAACATTACCTTCATGGATGTTAATAACCAAACAGGTGCAACTAAAGTTGCAGGTGGAGCAGCTCGCGAAGTTGGTTACACTTTCTCTAAAATTAATGTAGCAGGTAGCTCATTGATTTGTGTTGAGAATCCAATGTGTGATGACTCTTTATACCGTCCACAAACCTTAACTAACGGTAAATCTGTATTAGGTTCTACCTACTACTTCTTCCCTATTGGCGAAAGCGCAAATGGTAAGAACATGGAGATTTTACACAAAGAAGGTAACGGACGTAATCGTAACAAGGTAACAGCAATGTTATCAGGTATGACTGGTTCATCTCAAACAGCAATCACCCAAGAAGATGCTGATGTGTATGCAATCTTAAAACAAGATATGTTATGTGTATATAATACTCAATTATGCGGTATTATCTACCCACGCGTATCTTAATCTAAAATAATTGAGAGGTAGGTAAGGACAACCTGCCTCTCTTTTTTATAAACAAACAAAACAAAGAAAAAATGAGCCAAAGTGTTTTCATTCCTTCTACGAGCAAAAATTCGGGTGGCGCGGCTACCCAAGAGGACGTAGAGTTTGTTTTTTGGAGAAATCCAAAGAACGGCAACGAGTTTAAATTATTGAATTTAGAAAACGATGAACTAGCCCCAAGATACGGCATCGTGGAACTAAAGCCTGTTAAAGTGTCTAACCGACACGAGAACAACGCAGGATTTAAACTATTAAATGATGTAAAGAGAGAATGTTTTATCGGTATTCCGATTAGTTGGGACGCTAAAACAGGAGAGCCGATTTGGAGAAAAATCACTCTCAGTAACCACGACACGTATGACTTGTCAATTAAGTCACAACGTCAAGAATGGATTATGGTAAAGAACAGCCCTTATTTCACGGATGTAGTTGGCGGTGTTGAACAAAACCACAACTTCGATTCTAACATGAAGGCTAGATACAAAGCTACTGATAAGGAGAGAGAAGATAGAGAGTACATGATGTCACAGGTTGTTAAACGCAGCGCAACAGATATTGCAGAAGCGTTGGCTGATGACAATAAGCAATTAGAAGAGATTGCGCTTTCTTGTGGACTTGACCCTAAATCAATGTCTGCATTAAGATTACACGCTCAAGTGTTTAGATATGCTGAGCAAAATCCTAAAGACTTCTTAAAAATATACAAGAGTGATTCAAGAACAGAACTTGCAACACTTCGTAAAGGAGTGCTTACAGGGGTGCTGACAAGCTCACTGAGTGAAGGGGTAAGTTTTAACGGACTTAGCTTAGGACACAATGACGAGCAGTGTGTATCATTCTTAAAAGAACATCCGAAGACTTTGGCGGCTATTGATTCATTATCTCGTCAAAAGGATAAAGGAACATTAGAAAGTAACTCTATAACTAAGGGAACTGTAACTGAGCAAAACGCTAAGGAATTAGCACAAGCAAAACGTATCAGAGAACTAGAAGCGCAGTTGGCAGCAACAAGCGGAACTAAGGTGGAAGAATTATCTGAAGCAATTTTAGGTAAGATAGACCCTGAGTTTTCTGCCCTATTAGCTAGAGGCAAACAGCTAGGAATTAAGGGAGTTCACTTAATAAAGGATTTAGAGAAACTCCGAGAGAAAGTCGAAGCGGCTGAAAAGTTGAATACTAACTAAAAAGAAGGGCGGAGTAATATCCGCCTTTTTTATTATATTTACTTCAAAATAACATAAGATGAATAGTGTGCAACTTAGAAACAAAATTGATTTCTACAATAACATATCTAAAGCCGCAAGGTTTTACAATTTTGAATACGATGACGCTGTAAACATAGCGATGTTGCAATTCATTCAAGAGAGGATTGGCGACCAAAGCCAAAGAACTCCTGAGAGGTTTCAACAAATCAAAGATGATATTTTTACGTTGGTTAAAACATCTGCTCCTACATTTGCGGCAGGAACGGCAGTAACTAATAAGTACTATTCAGCTCTCCCTGCAACGGCGGCTGTCCCAACAGATTATAGAGATTTTCTTTTACTCACTTCTATAATTGATGGTTATACAGTATATGCAAGACCAACTAACTTTAATGAAGTTGGACCATTACTTGAGAATAGTTTTATGCACCCAACTAATGAGAAGCCTTATTTTAATTGTCAAACAACGGGGCTAACATTATGGAGAAGTAATAGTGGGACGCTGACATCTTCTATTCTCACTTACATTAAGATTCCCACTACATTTACAATAGGGCTAGAGACTCAGTTGATTGATGGCGGTCCTGCCGTAACATTAACTAATTTAGCAACGTATTACGCTACACAGCAATCTATTTACAATGGTGTTACTTATGCCATTGGAGCTACGATAACAGGCGTGACAGCGCAGCTATTAACATCGGGGCAAGTGATACTAGCAAGTAATACCACTCCATGTGAACTACCTGCTAAAACACATGATGACATCGCTATTCTTGCGAGTAAAATTATGCTTGGCAACATCGCGAATTACGACGCTTCTATGTTTTCTGAGAAGGAAGCAAGGGAGACAAATTAAAAGGTTGCGTTTTTTAGTACAAAGTTTTCAACAATATGAATAATGAGGTAAAACAAACCGTAAATTTATATCATATTAACAACTTAAAAATTAAACAAAATGAGTGCAAGAACAATCGAAAAATCGGTTTTGCTCAAAACTTCGTCAGCGAATAATGTGCAAAATGGTGGTGGTTTACTTTCCATCACGGGTTTGAGAAGCGTGCCTAAGAAGGACATTTCTTCAATCTATCAAATTAAATACCGCGCAGAAGTGCCGCAAGTGGTTACCTTATTAGGTACTGCTTACACTCCTGTTGCAAGTACAGTTTATGCTGTGGAAATTTATGACCCACTTCGTGTAGCTGCGGGTTATCAAGAAACACCTAAGTACTACTCGTACGCAACTCCTGCTGTAATTACTACAATCGGAGCGCTTGCCGCAGACCAACGTGAAGCAATTAGCGCAGCTATTATCACTGCGATTAATGCTGATGCTTCTAATCATTGTACTGCTGTAACAGTAGGAAGTGGTAACGGTATCACTGTTACTGATGATGGTGGTTACTACCCTGCAAGAGCGCAAAACATGACCAACGTACAAGGACCGAACATTGTTCTTCCTGTAACTAACGATGACGGTACAGGTTTTGCTGCTACTAACTTTGTGATTACAACTGCCGCAGTATTCTCTTCAGGTGTTGGTGCTAGATTAGCACAAGACGCTCCTGTTGTTGACTTTACTTTTGGTAACTTAATCTCAGGTACATTTAAAGCTCCTGCTACTTTCACCAATCCCGTAACTTATGCTACAAGCGGTCAGAATTATGACATCTTTGGTATTAGTTCGTTAAAGGTTGTTGCAGGTACTACTTTAACTGAGCAATACGTTTACCAAGTAGAAGAGCAATTCGCGGTTGTAGATAACGGAACAGGTAGTTCTGTAACTAACTTAGCAGGATTCAAAGCTTTCGAGCGTGAAATCTTGTTTGACGTTTTCGGACAATACGCTAATGATTCAAACGCTATTATCTTCATGGGTAATACTGCTACTGTATCTCAAGGTTTAGGAACAGGTCTTCCTTCGGGAGTTGCCCAAGCTGAGAACGTAGTAAGTTTAGGTAACGGATTCTCTGCTCACTATTCTCCTATTGCAACTTCAACTTTACTAGCTTTAGTTTCAACTAATGACGGTTTAGGTTTAGTGTTAGATGCAACTGCCGCAGAAGGTGTTGAGTTATCTGCTCCAACATGGGCTAATTCTCAAAAATCTTTCGTAGTAGGTCAACAAGCTTTTAGTGTTTACGCTAAAATCACTTTAGATGACGCTTCGGGTGTTAATCCATTATGGGTTGGTTTCCGTAAGAAAGCTGCTTATGGTGCTACCTTCACTTCTTATTCTGATTACGCTGTAATTGGAATTGGAAGTTCAGCAGGTCAAATCTACACAAACACTGAGAAGAACAGTGCGGGTAATACTGCTACTGACACTACTGTTGTTTGGGCTGATGCTACTACCCGTGTATTAGAAGTACGTGTTGATATTACAGGAGCTTGTACCTTCTTCATTGATGGTTACAAACCAACTGTAACTCAAACATTCACTTTAGATTCGGGTGATGAGATGATTCCATGTATCTATGCTTTACAAAGTGCTGATTTAGCTACACCAAGCTTACTTGAGTTTGCTGCTGTTGCTTCTGATTCATGGAGAAGCTAAGTTAACCGATTATAAATAAGATTGAAAGGGGAAGTTGAAGTGAAATTTTACTTCCCCTTCTTTATAAAACAAAGAAACTAATAAACGTATTTGATAAAGACCATTTAGATAAAGTAAAGCTATGATAAAGTTAAAATTTCACCTTAGACACACATGGAATAAAATCCACGCTATAATTACAGCGATAGTGTTGCCCGTAGCTCTTTATAATTTATTGTTAAACAGCTCAAGTTTTGAAACTTATTTTGATTACTATTTGGGGTGGGCGTGTTTATTAGTCCTCATTGTGTTCCCTAATATTTTACTTATCAGAGAATCTATAAAAGATTGGAAAAAGAAATGATATTCTTAACCTACATATTTATAGCTTTAGCTGCCATTTGTAATGCTTTAATGGATAAGGTAGAAACCACTATCTCTTTTAAAGATTCTAGGTTTAAGAATAAGAAAGTAGCGTTTTGGTGCAAGCCTATCTCAGCTCACAATGTAAAGTTTATTCCATTCACTAAATACCGTCCCGACGCGTGGCACTTGGCTAAGTCAACAATGATAGTGTTGTGGTGTCTAGCTATTGTATTTTATCACTCATTTATCCCTGTAATTGACTTTGTAGTTATGGGAATTGTGTATAACTTAGTGTTCAACATTTTTTATAATCATATATTTAAAACAAAAACAAAATGACAAAAGCAGATGTACAAAATGGAATTATAGGAGTGATTCAATCATTCGGGGCTAACCCTGAAGATAATCTTTCTCCTGAGCAACAAACAGAACTAACTGATTTGATTGCTTCTTATTGCGAGACCGTTAATCCCACAAATGACTATCCTCCTGTAAAGAAATGAAATTATTGGCAAGTTTGGCGGTTGCTCTTTTCGCCACAGGATATTGGATATGCGAATTATTCTTCATTAGCGGCTCTGTTGCGTGGTGGGATATGCGGATTGCTATTTACACTATTATATTTGCTTTATGTTTCACGATAGGTTACAAGTTAACTGACGGGTTTACAAAGGCTGTATTTTTAGTAGGGATAGTATTTTGTGGTGGGGATATATTGGATAGATATGTGTTCAATATTAATGCGTTTCATATTAACGATTTATTACTATATTTGTTTGCAATAATTCATTTACCCATAGCTTATGCCAGAGAGATTAAAAGAAATTCCTAATGAAGTTTGGAACTTTGTAATAAAGACATTACCATTTAGTTTGGCGGCATTGGCGATAAGTATTAGTATACAGATTAAGAATAAGACGGCTAGTTTGATTAATTCATTACTGTCTATTGTGATAGGGGTGTCATGTGCTTGGATAACGGGGGCATGGATTAATGAGCATTTTAGTTCTACTACTGCCCCGATGATAATTGGAGTTGTAACTATATTAGGAGAGAAGGTAGGGTATTGGTTGATATATAAGTTTCAGGTGGATTTAGTGATGGCAACGGTGGTTGATATTTTAATTAACAAATTCAAGAAGAAATGATAAGCAAACACATCTCATTTGACGAGGCTACAATAAGCCCAACAGCTTTAAGGCTAGGAATAGATAATACTCCGACAGACGATGTTTTGGAAGCCATGAAAGCTGTATCAGAACATTGCTTTGAGCCTATTAGAGAGTGGTATGGTAAACCAATTAAGGTTAATTCATTCTACCGATGCCCTGAGTTAAATAAGGCCGTAAAAGGCTCTCCCACAAGCCAACACGCAAAAGGAGAGGCTATTGATATAACGGGCGGTAGCAAGGAAGAGAATAAGAAGATATTTGAATGGGCTAAGGCTAATTTAATCTTTGACCAACTTATTAACGAATACGACTTCTCGTGGGTTCATATTTCATTTAAGATGAAGGGTGGAAATAGAAATCAAACACTTGTAATAAAATGAAGGCATGGTTAACTAAATACTTCATTGATGGTTTCTTCGGATGGGAGAATCTAAAGTGGTTATTAAGAGAATTATTAAAGGTGGGGTCTACTCAGCCTTCATTCTTCTCAAAGAAACGTATTGAATCAGGGATAGCTTTCTTCATTCTGCAATTCGGGATGATAGAGATTCTTGTTTACTTATTAGCAAGAGAAACCCCTATGAGTGAGTTCTTAATTTGGGCGGGTGTAGAAGCATTTATTTGTGGATATGCACTGAATAAGATTGAGGATGCAAAAGCAGCTAAGGCAGCATTAGACAAACAAAATGACTAAATACTTTTACATATCGGCAGTAGTTATTATCCTAATTGTTGTATTCTTTTTAGGTAAGGGATGCAGCCAAGAACCTGTTTATGCAAAGGGTGTGAATGTGGATAGTATTTTACAAGACAATAAGAATCTACAAAGGGATATTCAGATATTACAGTCCTTCACCGAAGACCAAGACAGCATCAGAATAGTTTACAAGACAAAGTACAAATACATTAAGGACACATTAAAGATTAAACTGCCATGTGATACAGTTCTCAAATTAGTGATTCAGGCGTGTGATTCTATTATCCTACACGACTCTTTAGCCATTAACGGTAGAGATTCGATTATAGGCAAGCAGGGTAAAATGATAGTGAACTATCAAACCATTAGAACATCTGACAGTACAGCCATATCCTCCCACTCTAAGGAGATTAAGAAGTTAAAGCGCAAGGTTATACTATGGAAAGTAATAAGCGTGGCTGAGGCTGCCTTATTAGGGATAAGTATAGTTAGGTAGGTTAATAAAAAATTAATCTCTGTGCTAAGAAAATACTTATATTTATCCTATGGCACAAACAGCAAAAAACATTATAGATTCCATAACAGCATTACTTACTAAGTTTAGTTACAGTGATGACTCAAGACTCGACCCCGATTTTTTGTACTACAAAATCTGTCAAGTAGCAGCCGACTTAAAAGTACAGCAATACCTAGCTACCAAGACAATAGATTACACATGGCTTTCATCTCCAATGACTCTTAATTTCTATAAGGTCAACCGCGCGGATGACAATTCAATTACGTGTAATTGCGATATTTCAAAGACTACTATCCCTCAAACTATATCCTTACAGACAAAGGACGGTAACCTAGATTTAGGGATATTCAGTTTAAGCTCTATGTGTGGAACTAAAACTTATTCTTTAATGAGAATGACTAATTGGAACTACATTCCTAGTGATAGTACGTGGGGACTATTCAAGTATTATGACCGCAGAAACACTGATTTGTACGTGAATAGCATTGTGGATAAACTATCTTTTACAGGGCTTCTTCTAGACCCTGCCGATGGATATTTAATTAACTCAGCGCCCGTATTAAGTGGCGCTTTGGTTAGTGGAACAGTTTACTTAGTGAAGTTTGGAACAGTGATATACGACAATGTTGTTTATGCAGAGAACACGACATTTACCGCCACAGCAACGGCGACATTTACAGGGAACGGCACAGTCTATTTGAACACACAAGCAAGAGCTTATAGAGACACTGACCCGTTCCCTGCAAGTGGTGAAATGATTAGAATGATTGAGCTTGAGATTTTAACAAAAGAATTTAAGATTGAACAATCTCAGCTTGCCGACATTAACAATGACTCAGCGGATGATGCAGCGAAAACTAGCTAATACATTCAACTTCCCATTACTTTGTAAAAGAGCAAAGAGAACAATGAAGAAGAAGTATAAGAAGGATGTATCAGTTACGGCTGTTAAGATGATTTGGAAGGACTACTGTGAATATGCAATCATCCGCCCGATGCTAAAGATGGGTAAGGCAAAGATAGATGAGAGAACGAGTATAGAGATTGTAGGAACGAGATTTGAGAATGACCCGAAGTTACTAGCGATAATGGGTAACGGAAAGAACATAAACGGGATAGTGAAGGACGCTGTAAGATTTGATGACAATAGATACGGGATTAAGTATAAGATTGTATTTACAGATTTGAACTACAAAGGGGAATTGATATTTGAGGCTGATGCCAAGTTGAAAAAAAGAGTACACGAAGAATTAAAGAATACACAAACCTATTATAGAATAAAAAGAGATGGCAATAAATAAACTCGTTTCGATACACACTCCGATTGTGGACGCTGAACAGATGCTTCAGATAGACCATGATAAAATGCGTCCCTTATTCACTAGGTATGCCACTATTGCTGAAAAGCAAATAGGGAGTGCTGCGGCAATGGAACTTAAAAGAAAGGTGCTTGATGTTACCCAATGTGTAGCTTGCCTACCTTCCGACGCTGTAAAAATAGAAATAGCCATTATGGGAGACAGGGGAGAGAGCTGTGATAATCTACTTAGAACTTATTGCTTAAATGCACAATCTCCTTCAGTGTATGGAACTTCTGATAATACCTTTATGGTAGTGGATGCTTACGATACTCCTGAAGGAATAAACTTTGGAACTGTGCCGTTTTCAGTACAGAACAATAAGATAATTTTTGAAACTAATCGTTATGATGAACAGAAAGTAACAGTTCAATACATAGCTTATAAGACGGATTGTGATGGGTTTTTAGAGGTGAGTGAGAATCATATTGATGCTATCAGATATTATATTTGCTGGCAGTATCTTTTAAATAAGGCTGTTAATTCATTGGAGTATGGAAAGATGAATGTTTACAGGGAGGAATGGAATAGAGAGTGTTCACACGCGCGGGCGATGGATGCAATTCCAACCCCAAGTGAATGGAAGAAGATTAATGGTATGCTTCATAACCCTTATGCGGGTAGAAGCTTAAACGAAGGAATGTTTACTACTTTAGGTGGAATGTATAATATTTGGTAAATATGAGAGGAGCATTTGAAAACACTTTCGAGAATGGCATGACGAGTGATTACGATGTAGTCCTTCAGCCTGATGGCACTTACACCTACATGAAGAATTGCAGTCTTGTTTCTCAGGACGGGCGTAACTTCACAGTTAAGGACTGCTTAGGTAACACTGTTACATTTTCAATAAATGAACCATACAACGCTGCGTACCCAACCGCAGGTGATTTGCCAAAGATATTAGGGATGATTTCTTTCCCTGATAAATTAATTGTATTAAGTACAAACAGCTTAACGGGAGGATATGGAGAGGTCGGTATGCTAAAGTATTTACCTTATGGTGAAGGTATAAGAGCAGAGGCTATCGCAGGAGAAAGAAACCCCGGCTACATTCCATTATACCATCATGTTAGTTTAAATTTCGCTCAAGAGCATAGAATAAAAGGATTCTCATTTATAGAGAATGAATTGATTGAAAGGATTTACTGGACAGATAACTTCAACGAGCCAAGGGTATTTAATGTTTCTAATCCTATTTTCACTACATACATTGCAAGTGGAAGTTTAGTTACAGGACAACAGTACATGGTGCTTCAAGGTGCTATTACTCATTCGGCTGTTGATTATGGTCCGGGGATTACTGACACTGCAACTCAAAACATATTCACTGCTTCAGGACCAAACTACACAGACCTTTCTGCCCCTGACCGTCCTGCGATGGTGGTTGAATATTATCCATACGAGCTTTTAAACTTTACCCCATCAAGAGCGATGGGGAGTATTGTATTTGATGAATACAGTAATGGTAGTTTGTATTGCGGCTCTAAGGTTTACTATTACAGACTAAGTAGCTCAGAGGGGATAACAACTTCATGGAGTTATGGCAGCGCACCTGTATTAGTAGGAACAATTAATGAGTCATCTGACCTGTCTTCACCTTCAGTTCCTTATCACAACTTTGTTGGCGGTGGAACAACTACTGTTTTAAGAAACAGCAACATTGCTGTTAATTTAATTGTAGAAGGAATTGACACTAATTTTGATTTTATTGAAGTGGCTTGTGCTGAGTTCGACCAATCTGAATTAGCCCCAAGACAAATAACTATTATAGCTAAGGAAGTTATTACGGGCACGAATATGGCTATTGCTCACACGGGAGATATAAACTTAGGTGAATTGACAATAGGGGAGATTACATTATTTCCTGCAAGTATTTTAAGATGTAAAACATTAGCCACAAACAAGAACTATATTTTAGCGGGTAACACGGTGGAGAGAGAGGAATTTGATTGGGATGGAGCTAGTTTAGTAAACATCGGACCAATAGAATATCCAATGAATGTTCATTATGATGCATCTAGTTGTTCTTTGTCGGGGATGGTGTATTCAGGGATTAGCCCTCAATCGGGAGGTTATGCAGGGGCAGGTGTGGTTACAGGGCTTATGCCGTTTTCAAGATGGTTAGTTACGGTTGGCACTCCCGCTACAAATACAGTTACATACAAAGGTACTGTGTATTTGGCAGGAGAGGTTATAACTATTGAAGCCACAGGGCTTGCAGGAGATGACTCTATTACTATTGTAGGGACGGGAGCATTTGTTCCATGCGTTGCTATTAATAAATACACCACTGATTCGGGAGACCCAAGACCAAGGGCTATTGAGCTTAAAAGAACTGATGATACTGTAAATGATTGCTTTTGGGATTATAAGTCTGCCGCTGTTAGTCATTTGATGACAGGGTATTGGAGTGGAGAAACTTATAGATTTGGAGTACTTTTCTACGACCTTAAAGGAAATCCATTTTATGTGAAGTGGTTAGCCGATTATCAATTTCAATCAGTTCTTGCTAAAACAGGTAATTTAATTAGAAGAGACCCTATTGCCAATTCGGGTAACTACGTTTATTCATTAAATCCTTCGGGGGCAAGAATAAGCGGGCTTGAACTTACAGCAGAACAGGCAGCGTTAATTAGTGGATTTAGTATAGTGAGAGCTGAGAGAGATGCAAGAATTATCACTCAAGGTATTTTAACTCAGAATGTAGATGCAGGTGGCACTCCAAACGTAACCAAAACGGGTTCATGGGTTCCGCTTAATTACGATGCTCACGGGGTGTACTCTAAACAATATTCATTTATAAGCCCTGACATATTATGCAACGCTCCATTAAAGGGTAGCATTGGAGTTATAGGAGACACTTTAGAAGAGGCTTGTTGGCTTGACCCATTTGATTACGGCGGAGGAAGCGTGGTAAGAGGAAGTGATGCTCCTACCGCAATGGCAGCACCTTCTCAGGTGTACACTAAATTCTTGTCTTGTCTTAATGATAGCAGTATAAGAACCGCAACTATTAACTTTTATGTTGATGTTGATGATAACGGCACTGTATCAAGGCCAAGTTCAACAGGAGAGGTTTTCACTAATCAAATGGTTGTTGGCGCAGGTGGCGGAGTTGTTAAAGGAACTTGTGTATCGGGTGGCGTAGATTACAACCTAAACGGAGCGCAAGCATCGGGAGGCAAGAGAGTGCTACTTGAAATAGATACAGACTTCTTACACTACGGTCCATCTATTTATGATTACAGCTCTAATAATGCGGGAGCAACAGCATTAAAGCAAAGAATTTTAATGAACTATGTAAAAGCAGGAGCAGGGACTCCTTATGGTGGAACAGGCGACTCTTCAAAAGCTAATACTCTTTATATTTCAACAGGACATTTTCAGCCAATAAACTCAACTGTTTTAGCAGAGGTTTTTGACGGAGTTGATAAATATGTATTTAATGACATTGATGTATTTGGTGGAGATTGTTATACGGCTTTAATAGATTATGGATATGGAGTGTATAACAACGGCTTTGGAGGAACAATGTATTCATACGCATGGACATTCCCTTGCGAGTGTAATGCTAATTACAATCTTCGTAGAGGTAAAAAGACTTCCAATGTAGGAATGTTTTATACGGGCGCTGCCGACACTAATTCAATAGCGTTTTTAAGCACCTTGTCTAGGGTGGCTTTAGAAGATTATTCCTACAATCCCGGATATAGCACAGAAGGACAATCAGTTGTTTACCCTGCGTTGCCAGTAAATTTCATTAATAGTACTGAGTTTCAAGCAAGGATAAGATGGGCTGGTCAGAAGGTTATTGGAGAAACTGAAGACTCTTTTAGAGATTTTAGTTTACTTGACTTAAAAGACATATCAGCTAATTACGGGCGCATCAATGACATTAATGTAAAAGAAGACAAGGTTGTTGTATGGCAGGATAAAGCGATTAGCACCGTTCCGATACTAGAACGTCAAGTGTTAAGTGGAGCGACAGGAGATGCCACTACGATAGGTACAGGAGGGGTGATTGACCGATGGGATGTTATTAGTTCTTACTTTGGTACTCAACACCAATGGAGTATCACTGAAACTGAGTATGGATTTGCTTGGTTTGACATGAGCAAGAAAGCTTTTGTGATATTAGACTTTGGCGGTGGGCTTGCGGAAGTGAGTCAGATATTTGGATTAAAGGGATTCTTTGATGAGATATTTTTAGAGATTGAAGGAACGCAAGCACATGATAAAACATTGCTTTTAAATTCCCCTACATTTGATGACACATCAGATAGACCTTTAACAAGCGTTGGTATTATCTCAGTGTATGACCCTAAGTTTAAAATGACTTATATGACTTTTAAATTCATGGGGCAGAATTACTTGGACTTAAAGACTAAGGACTTTACTGTTGGGTACTTGCATATGAGTAATAAGAAATGCTTTGTAGGACTTTACGATATGCTTCCATACTTCATGCACAACCATAATGGATATGTGTTCATGGCTAACAACCCTAAAAACACTACTCAGTATCTATTAAAAACAGGAGTTCTTACAAATGAACCTTTTGTAGTAGGAGAGACGTTATGGGGAGCAAGTTCTTACAGACAGAATGAATATGTTTGTATTGCAAATGTAACATTAGACAATGTAGCTAAGTTTCCTGAAGGAGCGTCGGGTTCTACTTATTGGACTTTAATCAATAAAGTAAACCAAGTATGGGTGTTAAATCAACCATCATCTTTAAATGAAACAACTGCCCCTGATTATGTTTACAATAAGTTTTTCGGTAAGGTAGTGGACAATAGAATTGATATTATCATCAACCCTAAAATGTCGGCTGAGGAATCATTTGAAGTGCAAAACATCTCCCAGAACGGACCGCTTAATGTGAACTATACAGATATTTACATTGAAGCTGATAATCAAACAGCGTCGGATTTGAGTATTTCTTCTACCAATAGAAACTACCGATTCATTTGGAATAAGATAGTAAGTAATTTGCCGCTGAGTACAACGGGTAGAATTATGAACCGATACTTAAAAGTGAGTCTAAGAAAGAAGAATTATACCACTAACCCTACGACTGTAACCACAAGTGTTAAAATACTGAGGTCAATCTCATCTATTTTCAATACGAAAAAATAAATGCAACCTTTTTAGTTTATCTTCGTTAAAGTATTAAATCATCACAGATTTGTAAGATTTTAGAGTAAATCTTTTTCCTTACAGATTTGTGATATTAAACTTAAAACAATGAAAAAACTATTTATTATTTTGGCGGTTGGACTATCTCTCACCGTAAATTCACAACAATCAAATCCCACAGGGACAGTATCTAATCTAAGTATTATAGAAGGGAGTGTATGCGTATGCGACTCCATAAATGTGAGCTTTGTTTACAGGGCTCAAGTCCCTTTATCAGCGCCTACAAACTTCACTTTATTTGCTCAAGTGAGTAGTCTTTACAGGACGATGGCTTTATTCAATTACACTGATATTTTTAAGATGAGTAAAGCGCCCGTTGGTAATTTCTTTAATGACACTACTTACTCTTTTAAACTAAAGATTCCTTGTAATTCCTTAGAACCTTCGGGCGTAAATACTATTTTTTCTTTCACATTTAAAGACAGTAAAATTGAGGCTGTTTTAGTTAAGGATTGTACAAATGCAGTAGGGATAGAAGAGCATGAAAAATCTATCTTAACCCCTATTTACTACAATTTTAGCGGGGAGATAGTAGAACCTAAACAAGGTGAACTATTAATCAAACAAGTAGGTAACAAACGAATTAAAGTATTAATAAAATAGATATGGAAAAGATACCAAATGCCACAGACAAGCAAATAAATCTAACAGATGTGATTAATTTATTTGACATTGGAGCGTCTAGTTTAGTGCCGTATGTTTTAATAGATGGCAAAATTATTAAACCAACTCACTTAGACCAATTTATTGGCAATCCACAATTTTACAGAAAAGAGGATATAATTATTGCGTTAAGTAAATTTTTAAAGTATTAATACAATGACAGAATACCCTATTGAATTAACAAAAGAACAGAATAGAGAGCTTTGTAGGTTATATTGGGATGCGTATGTTATTAAGATGCATCCAAAAGAAAGGCTAAGACGGCAATTAAAAATAATTCCACAAAGTAAAGATTATACATTTATAATCCCTCTTAATAAATTAATTTTAAATAGTAGCATATTCGACATAAAATGAAACAATCAGACTATAAAGAGAGAAGTAACAGAAAGGCATTAGCTTTATTCTTCATCCTATTCTTTTTGGTGGTGGCGGCTACCTGCCATTCTCAAAACAGGGATTACCCGCAAAAAATGAAGTTCAGTTGCGGTAAGCTCGATACGATATACATTTCTATTGCTCACGATTCTATCTCCGACACCCATCATCTAACAGTGTCATGCACTAAGCATAACCATACAGAATGGAAGTCTATAACCTTTGGATTTGTAGATGGAGATATGCTAGAGGTGTACCAAGACTTCGGTTGGGAAATATCCAATCCTAAGCTTTTAGAGAAGGTAGAATTTGATTATGTATCTTTTGATGAAACTTATTTCTCCACCGCCTGTATAAATATCCGCACAAAAGACTACTTTATTAAATATTTCAACAAATGAAAAGGCAAAGAATCCCTAGAAAGGTTAAGAAAGCTAAACAACTAGCAAGAAAACGTTGGATGAATGAAATTTTATCTTATACGGTTGAAGTTGCGTTTAATCCATCAATAGACTCATCGAAAATATTACTTAGTAAATATATTGGGGGAATAGATGCTTATGACATTGATTCAATATCAAAATCTTACGGTAATATTAATAAACAAAAATATCAAGAGTATTTACTTCCTGAGTATAAAAATGCCATTAGTCTACTTCAAAACGAGTTTACCAAGAAGGTTGAAAAATAAGTATGAAATTGTTTGAAAGTTTCAGTATATTTGAACTTATCAAACATATACATCATGCCTAAAGTTCCTGCTTACAATCGCTCAGTTAATTTGATTAAGGGCGAGCCTGATAAAAAGAAAATCAAACCTACAACTATTGACAGAGCTAAGTATCAATCTATGCTCGACAAGCCTTTAGGGACGGGCGATAACCTATACACAACAGACCTTACATCGTTAGTGCCTGAAGTATTAGGAACACAAGGTTTTGATTATTATTCAGGAACTATTAAAGGCAAGGACGCTGTTTATAAAAAAGGAAATAATTATTATATGTATAACGAGCGTCCCGATGAGTCGGGGCAGATGGGTTATGCTTTACAAAATATTGGTGATTTATCTGAGCCTAAACAAACTGTTGTTCAAGACACTGTTGTAGCTCCAAAAGTAATGCCTATTGACCCGATGAAGGTTGAAGGCTTCAATGGAATGAAAAAACCTGAAGTAATCCAATACAAAAATGGAGGTAAGGTTAAGGGATATGCTGAAGGAGGAAATACTTATCAAGCAGCTATTGATAGGGCTAACGCAAGACAAAATGATGCTCGTAACGCTAAAATAGCAGGAGCGACAAAGACAGGAGGGGCTGCGCTTTTAGGGTATAGTAATTCTGTTTATCAAGAGCCTGAAGATTTCACTAAGAGTGAAACGGAACGGGCAAATGAAAAAAATCTAACAAACACAGTTGACGCAACAGCATCTTCGTTAACACCTTGGTATGCTGCTGCAAAAGGGCTTTCAAATTTAGGCAGAAAACAACTTAAAAAAGATGAATACGGAAACGTAAAAACTGATTCAGGATTGGCTGCCGACGAGTGGATGAAGCCTCAACATGAACACATGATTGATGACTACAAAAGAGAAGGTGTTGGAGGTGTTGCTAAGGAGGTGTTATTAGGAACAAGCAACATGAGGGCTGTTACTAATTTATTAGGTAAGGGAGATAAGACAACTGGCTTTTGGGGATTTACAAACAAATTCACAGGAGAAACTAATAGAAGAAATAAAGCCAACGAATCAACAAGAATACAACAACAAGCGGAGATTGACGCTGAGAATAAAGCTTACGAAGAGCAATACGGGCTTACTAGAGATATGAAAGTTCAAAACGCTTTAGCCGCTAGAGAGGCGGGAGATACTTCATATCAAGATAATATTATTCTCCCTGCTAAAAAAGCACCTAAAGTAGCTTATTCTCCATACGAGCTTGAGCAAGAGAATAACAATAAGCAATCAAATAAATTAAGAATGATGGCGGCTGACGCTGCCGCTACTCCTAATGACCCTAACGAACAAAGAAACGGAGGTTTTTTAGGTAAAGCATTAGGTAAGATAGGGATGATGGCTGATGGCGGTGTAGTGAGTGGTAAGGGTGGACCAAAGAGTGATAGCATTAATGCTAGGGTGGAAGCAGATTCTTTTATTGTCCCTGCTGAGAATGCTCCTATTGCAAAAGAATTGGCGGCTAAAGTGCTTCGTAAAGCACCGATGAAGAAAGCTAATTTGAATCAAGGTGGTGAAACACCTGTTAAGTTATCGGACGGTGAATATATGTTTTCGCCCGAAGAGAAGCAAGAGTTAATAGCTAATGGTATTGACTTAACCAAACTAGCTCCTAATGCAGAGAGTGGTATGGGTAAGGCTAAAGGTGGCGGGGTGAAAGAAAATCCTCCTATTAAAGTGTCTGACCCTAACGACCCTAGATTAAGGGCTTATAAGGATAGTCTTAATTTATATAATACAAGCATCCCTTATATTAAAGAAGTTAGGGATAGGTTAGATAGAGGAGAACAATTTAGAGAATCCGATAATCCCTATCCTATAAACAGAAGCAAAGCCGCAAATATGCCAGAGTGGGAAGAGTACAGTAATTCTAACGGTACTGTTACATATCCTAAATATACAAAACCTACACAACCTTATGTGTTAACAAAAAAAGAAAGCGTAGATTACTTGCCTTCTAAAAGCATGGACATGAGTGGAGAAGAAGAAATATTGCCACAAAGAAATTACGGTAATATTCAAGAAGCTCCTAAGAGAACTACCGAAATCGTAACTACTCCTAATTATCAAATTAAATATACTAAAGATTCAACAGGAAAAGTTATAGGAGAAAGATACTATGATTTTAATGGGAATGAAATATCTCCCGATATGCAACAACTTAAAAGCGGAGGCGAAGTGAAAAGAAAAGTACCTAAGTATGACAAGGGTACACCTCCAAGTGGTGTTAAAGGCGGTAACATAAATAAGATAATTTCAGACATTAACGCTCAACAAAATAAAATTAAACAAGAGCAAGCTAAAATTCGCTCTATTAATCAAGCGAAGATACAAGCGGAAAGAGATGCTAATAAAAAAGCGGAGTTAATCAAACAAGCGAGAGAAGCTGAGAATACAGCTAATCAAAGAGCAATGGTGTTGGAAACCAAAAAGAAAAAAGTTGAAAGTCTATACTCTCAATATGAATCTGCTCCTGAGAAATCAACAAGCGCATCCGTTAAGCCTAAAGAGCAATATCTTAATGATATAAACGAAGCTGTTTCAGATTATAAAGCACAATATGAGAAATACAATCCTACTGTAACCGCTGATAAAACTCAGTATGTTTCAAGTGATTTCCCTACTCTTAATTATGGATTAAAGAAAGGCGATGGTAATACTCAGATGACGCAAGCTGAATTTGACGCTGCTAGTTCTCAAGTGGATGCTGACATTGACGCTAAGGCTAAAGCTGCGATTGCAGCCGCTAATAACGGTGGAAGCGGAAAGGCTAAATCAGCCATTGGACAAAAAGCTATTGAGCAAGTGGATGTATTACAACCTAAAGGGTCTATTAAATTACCACAAAGAGATATAGCTACTCAACCATTGTACGGGAATAAAACTCCTGAACAAATGGTGGCTGCTAATACAGAACAAATGGCAGTTAATCAAAAGGCGGCTGATACAACATTAGGTGATAAACCAAAAGGTAAATCATTCGATTGGCAAGGCTTGGCGGATAACGCTATTGGATATGGACTTCCTATTGTTCAAGGAGCTATTGGATTTAAAAAGTTAAAAGAATTAGGTAAAAGACCTAAAGATAAATTAGACCAAGACTATCTTAATGCTATTGCCACTACTTCGGGTGATGTCGCCACAGCGCGTAATAATGCTAAATTTGGCTTTACAGGAGAAGAGAAAGCTGCATTAAACCAAGAGAACGCTGCTTTAACAAACGCAGGTAGATTCGCTGCTAGGAATTTGGCAGGTGGTAGTGGAGCTAATATGTTAGGAGCTGAAAGAAGTGTTATCAATGATGCCTTTGGACGTAAGTTACAGAGTAGAATCAGCGATAATGCCCTACGCCTCCAAAAGCAAGAACAAGCTATGGCAAGACAACAAGACTTAAACAACATGGTTCAAACTAAATCAGAGATGCAACGTCGACTTTTTTCGGATACCATGTCAGCTTGGCAGCAGGACCAACAGGGCGCAGGTGCTTTGGTTAATGCCGCATTATCAAACGCACTTGATACTCGCAGGTACAATAAGTTCAAAGCGCAATATGACCAAACTCAAAATCAAAACGTTTAATAATTAATGGTTAAAATAGGAATATACAAAATAACAAGCCCTAAAGGACGAGTGTATATAGGGCAATCAACTGACATTTTAAAAAGATGGAAGTCACATAAGCATAATTATAAAAGATTTAATTGGCTATTGTATAATTCTTTTAAGAAATATGGATTTGATAAACATAAATTTGAAATCGTAACGGAGTGTGCTAGTGAAGAGCTTAATGAACTTGAAAGATACTATCAAGAAATATATAATTGTTTAGGAAAGGGGGGACTTAATTGTATTTTAACTAAATCTAGCGATAAAACAGGAGCGATGTCTACTGAGACTAAATTAAAATTGAGTATAGCTTTAACTGGAAAGGTTCGAACTCCAGAACAAAAAGAGCGGCTTAGAAAAATTGTTACAGGCAGGAAACACTCTGAAGAAACTAAAAATAAAATTAGGGAATTTGGTATAGGTAGAAAAATGCCAAGAGAAGGCGTTATTAAGTCGGTAAATGCAAGAAGGGGGTTTAAGCATTCTGATGAAACTAAAAAGATTTTAAGAGAAAAGAATATTGGTAAAAAAATGTCAGAGGCAACTATAAATAAAATGAAAAATTCTTTAAAGGGAAGGGTTTGTAGCAAAGAAACTAGAATGAAAATAGGTAATGCCGTTAGGGGATTTAAGCACTCTGAAGAAACAAAGTTAAAAGTCACTTTATGTTCATCTAAATTGGTTCTTAATTACGAAACAGGGATATATTATGATTCGGCTAAGATTGCAGCAAAATCAATAAATATGCCACACAGTACTTTTTGTAAAAAAATATCAGGGTTTACTAAAACAAACAACACATCATTTAAATACGCATAAATATGGCTGAAATTGGCTTACTGAGCGGCTTAGCCGTAAAAAATTCTCACGAAAATGAAATAAATGACATTAAGTACTTCGATGCTTTAAATAAGCAGAATGAAGCTATATTAATGGCTAAGCAGAAACTTTTTTCTGATGACATTGAATTTCAAAACGCAAGTAATCCATACGATGCTATTAAAATCAGAGAGGAAGGTAATCAAGCCATCCAACAATTATCAGCGCTTAGAAAGGCTCACCCTCACGATTATTTCACAAATCCCGATGTTCAGCTTCAAGCAAAGCAAATTAAGCAGGGGATGAAGTCAAGTCCTGCTGTGTTACGCTCAGTTGCATATAAAGATGCTTTGAATAAATATAACGCTGTATTTGAAGACGCGTTAAAAGACCCAGGAAAATACGACCCTGCTGATATTGATGCTTTAAGAATTAAGATTTCAAATTACGATAAGTTCGGGCATGAAGATGGAGTTGGAGGCGTTCAAAGAGATGGTGGAGCAAGACCATTAGTGTTTACTCCTCCACAAGAGATTGTAGATGTGCCTGATGTTTTATTGAAGATGGGTAATAAGATAAGAAACTTCGATGTTAAAAAAGGAACAGCGCCGGGGGAATACACAACGATGCCTAAGCCTGATGAGATAAAAGCAATTAAAGACTCTTTCTTAAAACAAAACGGAAAGTCTGTTCAATACCATGCCAAAGAATTAGGATTAAATACTCCTGAGCAAATAGACAAATGGTTGACAGATAACATAACCGCGGGATTTGATTCTAAGTATGCTCCGGGAGACCCTACGTTTTGGTATGAATATGGATTAAAGAAAGCTGCTTTAGCACCTAAAGAAGCGCCTAAAGGTTCGGGCTACACTCCATTTGATGACTTGTTTAATCCTAATAAACCTTCGGGGAACATCCCAACGGATTTAGCTTACAAGGTTTGGAATGAGAATCCTAAGATTAAAGTGGTAGGTAACTCAGGACAGGCTGTTGATTTAACGGGACAGAAAATTAATTACGATGGTAGATATATGACTGATGCTAAAGGCAGAAGATATTTAAGTGGATATGTAAATGTTCCTTTAGATGTTGCCAAGCAAACAGGAATATGGTCGGGTGATGATGAAGATGGCGGAATCTCTGCTGCGTTCTTAGGCAAGGCTGTTAGACGTAAAAAAGAAACTAAAGACGGAGACGGTCCAACTTATGTAAAAGTTGACTATATGATGCCTATTGACTCTAATGACGGTACAGCAAGACAGTTATATAACTCTCATGCTCAACCTGCTAGATTAACAGGAGAACTTAGCGAAGGCTCTGTTAACCCAACTCAATCGTTACGAGTTGGACAACAATTAGATGGATATGAATATGTAGGCGGAGACCCTGCGTCACAATCAAGTTGGAAAAAACTATAAGTTATGCCTGAAGAAAAACCGTGGGAAAAATATAATAAGCCTAGTGGAGAGGGTAAGCCTTGGGAAACCTATTCTCAAAAACAATCTCAGCCGTATAAGGACGCTTTTACTTCTGTAAATGAAGAGTTGTATAGTAGAGGTCAAGATGGAGATAAGGTAGAAGAAGCTATTGAATTTATCGCTAAGAACCCTCTTACAAAAGGAGGGATGATTGATGTGGATAAAGACGCACTGAGAGGTGTAATGACTAATCCTAAAGCCACTAAAGAACAAATATCAGAATCCATAGCTACAATGCAAAGTGGTAATCCTTACTACCTTAAAAATGTAAATGGAGTAATGATTCCAAAAGAACTTAAAGATGGAGCGCAGCCGCCGAAAGGACAAAACGTTCAATCAGTTTGGGGCACTCAAAAGGATGCCAATGATGATTCGTGGTACACTGATTTAGGTAAAAGCTTATTCAATGGTGTATTAGGAGGAGTGGAAGGTGTAGCTCAGTTGGGTCAGTTAGCTTCTAATTTAGTTACTGACTCTGATAGTGAGGTGTTAGGTTCTACAATCAATGCAATTAATTCTTTGAAGATGACTAAAGATGAGTCATTGAATAAGACAATGTACGATACTGAAGGGGTGAAGGAGTGGAGTGATTTAGTGAGTAAGGATAGATTTGATTTATCACTAAGTGCTTTATGGGGAACATTAAATAGTGTTGCTGAATCGGCAGCTTCGTTTATGACTGGAGCAGGGGCAGCGGGTAATGTTGCTAAAGGAGTGCAAGGTGTACAGAAATTAGGTCAACTAAGTAAAGGCGCTAAATATGCCACTGCATTTACAGGTTCTACTTTACAAATGGTAGGAGATAACTTAGATAATGCAAGAGAAGCAGGGCTTACAGGCAGAGATGCAGGGGCAGTTGCAATGGTTCAAACAGCAGCACAAGCAGGAATAGACGCAGGTTTTGGTATTAATTCTTTAGTGTTTAGAAATCTAATCGGTAAAGGAGAGAAAGAAGTGTTTAAGACTATTGTGAGAGGTGTGGAGAAAGATGCAACAGGCGCGATAACAGAACAAGGATTTAAAGACTTAGCAAAAGAAACAGCTTCGGCTTATTCTGAGATTGCTAAGACAGGAGTGAAGGAATACGGTAAGACAATTTTACAAGAAGCGGGACAAGAGATTGGACAGGATTTTGTAGGTAAGTCAGCCGAACAGTTGTGGGATAAATTCAGTGATGAAGATAAAGCTAAATTTGGAACTAATGCTTTTGATGCTAAAAGCTTTGCTCAGTACATTCAAAGTGGATTAGCAGGGGCGGTAGGTGGGGCTTCTATGGGAGCTATTAACTTACAGGCTAAAAAGAAATACGAAGAACAAAGCGCCAATGCTTATAGAACTGTACAGAAAGGTCCTGAAGCGGTGGATGAATTGGTGAAGAATTTAGATGTAGCTAAGTCCAATGGAAGCATCTCGCAGGATGAATATAATCACGCTGTGTTTAAAGTGAAAGCTTATCAGAAATACGATGAGCAAACTAAGGATTTGCCTAGTTTGTCAGATAAAGACAAAAAAGAAATATTTGAACTATCATTTAACATTGAAGCCTTAGAATCAGAGGCAGAAATATCGGCTGATGATTTAGCCAAGTTAGACCCAATAGGAAGGTCTAAAATTAAAGATAAGAAAGATTTAGCTAAGGGATTACAAGATGAGTTAACTAAAATAATCAAGAGGCAAACTATTCAAACAGAAACAAAGACTGCTCAAAAGAATGTTGATGAAGTTTTTAAGGATATAGAACCTAAAGAGGAGAGACCTAAGAGTGTTAAACAGCTCATTAAAACATTAGGAGAGATGACTGCCAAACCTGCTGATAAAGTAACGGTGGAAGCAGAGGTTAAGGATGAAGATAAGGGAGTTGACTTTGAGGTGGATAATGTTCGCAGTATGGACAGAAGTCCTGTTGAGAAGTTCACTACTCTAGGATGGAATAAGATGGCTGAAACTAATCCAACAAGGGTTAAGGCTATTGTTCAAGAGAAATTAAAGAAAGAGCCTAATAACCAAATGAAGGTTATTGTTAGAAGCGGAAAGAATCAAACTTTAACTTTTGACATAGGGGATAATAAGCAGGTTAAATCTGCTCAAAGTAGAGCAACGGGCGAGAAGGACTTTTTTAAGTACAAGAACTTACCTGAGAAAAGAGTGGAAGTTTTAGACCGTGGCGGAAATCCTGTTTTAAATGAAGATGGTGAGCCTGAGTTCTATTACGAAGAGCCTGTAATAATGAAGCGTTTAGATTTTGATAGTAAAGACAGAGACGGCAATCCTATGAGAAAGGGAGTGGTAGCTGTTTATAATGAGAAGTCGGGAGAGCTTATAAGTTTTATCAGAGAACACAGAAAGGGTAAAAGCACCCCATCTGAAGCTGATAAATATCATTTACAAAAGATATACAATTCTAATTTGTACGATGAGGCTACGATGACTAAGTATTCATACAAGCCAAAAGAAGCTTCCGTTGAGACTGCCCCTAAACCTAAAGAAACTAAGGTGAAGGAAGTGACTGTTGATTATACAAAACTTGCTAAGAAAGCTCAAAGTGAAAGAGAATTAGATGCCATTATTGACCAAGCTGATAAGGCAGGTGCTGATATTGATATTGATGTAGTGGCTAAGACAAGAGAATCCCTAAAGCCTAAAGCAGAAGTAAAGGTAAAGAAACCTACATTAAAACTTAATCTAATCACCGATGCTAAATCTTTAGACAGAAAGGTTGAAAAGACTTACAAAGGCAGAACCACTAAGACGAAGGTTAAGAATGAGCAAGTGAAAATTGAAAAGAAATTTGAGAATCTTAAACAATTATTAGACTGTATTCATGGATAACGAGAAAGAAGAAAGAGAAGATTTCATGTTTGATATGATGGAAACTCACCATGAGGAATTGGTAGAGGCTATCAAATCTATTAAACCACAGGATTCGGATAACTCTGAGGTATTTGACAAGTTGAATACGGCGGTTGAGTTTTTAACAAAGAAGTTAGAAGTTTTACAATCTCCTAAAATTGTTGTTGAAAAGACTGAGGTGAATCAAAAAGAAACTGTAAATTTGTTAAAGGAGTTAATTGTAGAGATTAAGGCATTAAAACCTGAAAAGAAAGAATATACTTTTGAGATAGTTCGAGATGACTTCGGACACATTAAATCAGTAAACGTTAAACAATAAAAATATAAAATCATGTCGAAATCCAATAGTTTTGAGAATAGTTTACTACAACTTCTCTTTAATAACGTAGATATAGCCAATATCGGTGATGCTGGCGGGATTCAAAACTCAGCAACAGCAGGTAGTTTATATGTCGCTCTTCATACAGCAGACCCCGGTGAAGCGGGTGACCAAACAACAAGCGAGTGTGCTTATGGTTCTTATGACCGTGTAGCTATTGCTCGTTCAGCAGGTGGTTGGACTGTTGTAACTGATACCGCATCTAACACTGCTTTAGCTCAGTTCCCTGAATGTACTTCGGGTTCTGAAACTATTACTTATGTAAGTATCGGAACTTCGTCTTATCCAACGGCAGGGGTGATACTTTATAGTGGTGCTTTAACAGCATCTCGTTCAGTATCAACAGGTATACAGCCTCAGTTCGCATCGTTAAGTCTTGTCGTAACTGAATCGTAATTTTATGCAACGTGATTACATTGAATTGAGGTAGTATTAATTAATAAATATTGATATGTATAAATGTAGTGAGTGTAAAAAGGGAGTATTAGTTATCGAAGGTAACGCCCCTGTAAGAATTTGTGAATGCAAAGTAAAAGTTACTTTACCTAGTGGCGAAGTGATTGAAAAGAACGCTCCTATCATTATGGAGTTAGAGGGACACGCATACGGTAAAAGTCAATTTAGTGTATAATGCCACCACTCTATTCAATAGGACAAGTTGTAGACGCTGAATTAGAAGGCAGGGTCAGAGATTATATTTGGCGTAAAACACCATCTCAAGCAACTACTATTGGTATATGGTTTGA